GCGACCAGAGCGCTGCAACGAACACAGGCGACCAGAGCGCTGCAACGAACACAGGCGACCAGAGCGCTGCAACGAACACAGGCGACCGGAGCGCTGCAACGAACACAGGCGACCAGAGCGCTGCAACGAACACAGGCGACCAGAGCGCTGCAACGAACACAGGCAACTGGAGCGCTGCAACGAACACAGGCGACCGGAGCGCTGCGACCGTTGAAGGAAAAGACAGCGTTGCTCTCGCCTCTGGATACCGAGGCAAGGTTTCTGGTGCTGACGGCTGCGCGTTGTTCCTTGTCGAGCGTGACGACAATTACAAAATCATTGCAGCGTGGGCTGGCATCGTCGGTCGCGACGGCATCAAAGCCAATACTTTCTATACGCTGAAAGACGGAAAGCCAGCGGAGTCCATGCAATGACTGAGAATGAAAGCATGACAAAGGTAGAGAAGCGCGAAACGGATTTCCGCTGGCTAATCGAAGCGCCGGGCCGAAAGTATCTCGCTATCCAGCGTCTTAGCGGCTCCAACAATTTCAAGTGGACCGAAGACCACAATGACGCGCTTGCGTTCCGTTCAGAAGAACAGGCCAACGCGCTGATGATGGCCGTGCGCCAATGGAACGAAGTGATTTGCGGCGGCCCCTATCTCGGGCTGTTCGGATTTGAAGTCACGCTCGGCAATGCGAAAGCAGTCGAACACGGTTTCATCAGCGCCGCCCTCACCGCAGCCAAGGGAGGCGGGAATGAGTAAGCTGCAAATAGAAGAACTAATAGCCAGGCTTGAAAAAGCTACGGGGCCGGATCGGGAGTTGGATGCCGAAATTCATTGGTTTCTGCACGGTCACAAAAGCGATGCGGAGGGCTTGGCGGCTTACAAGCGCCTTGGGGCTGCGGCAGCCGTTTACGATGAACTGGCGCTTCAATCAAACTGGCGAGCATACGATCGTAGTTTTGTTCCGCGCTTCACCGAATCCATCGACGCAGCGCTGACGCTGGTGCCGGAGGGATATTCGTTTGACGTTGTGATGCAGCCTTGGCGCAGCAGCACCCCAAAATGCTCCGCCAATGTTTGGAGCGGACTGTCATTTAATGCGATGGCAGAAACCCCCGCCATCGCTCTTTGCATAGCTGCGCTTAAAGCAATTACAGCAGGAGATAAGCAATGACCGGTAAAGTGGATGGTGGCCAATGATCCGCAAACAAACCGAAATCGGAAAATTGATAGCGCTCGCACGTGAACTAAAGGGCTGGACTATTCGCGACCTCGAAAAAGAGAGCGGCGTAAGTAATGTTGTTATCAGTCAAATTGAAACCGGCCACATTAAAGAACCAGGCTTTCACAAGACCATGCAGATATGCGCTGCACTCGGCATCAGCGCAAACCGAATTGAGAAAGCCGCACAAGATGAAAGATTCTTGAAGGTGCTCCGATGACCGAAGCTAGAGAAGCTATAGCAAGGATTATTGAACCTTTTGCTTGGGGTCGTTACACCGATGGATTGGCGGACCAAGAGCCGCGCGACCCAATACTTATAAGCAGTTCGCTTAATAAGGCCGACGCCATCCTCGCCCTACTCAACACCAGCGCAGGGGAACGGGATATGACTGAGAGTGAGGCCGCAATGGTGCAGAAATCATATGAAGCAAGTTCCCCACTCGTTGAAGTTATCGGGGAGCAAGAAAGTCCCGCAGGGGAAGATGTGGTTGAGCGGTTACGCAACGCTTTTGATCGTTCAGGTGGTAACGCTGTCGGGGGCGGCAAAATCAACCGCTTTGAAATCCAATTTCCGACTATGGACGACGCTAGAGAATTTCGGAATGCTTTAGAAGAACTGTTAGCCGCCTCCCTCCTACGCACAGTACCGGAAGCTGCGGAAGGATGGCAGCTTGTGCCGAAAGAACCTAGCGACGAGATTTTGAAGTCTTACGGATATGCACCCGGCAACTACATGTCGAAGTGCCTTCGCTGTAACACGAGCAAAACAAATCTCGATAAGCTGGCGACCTTATGCCGCGAGTGCGCTCGCGACCACTACGTTAGGTTTATCGAAAGGTGTTCCGCTTCCGCTCCTCCCACCAGCGCAAATGCAGCGCTGGAAGAAGCGGTTAAGAAAATCGAAAAGCATATGTTCGATTTCACGCACGAAACTCACAACTACGACCATCATACAAATGCGTGGGAGCCGCGTGATGATAGCGCTCAGGCTTACGTTGAGGCTTTAGACAAGGCTGTTGAAATCATTCGCGCCCTCTCCCCCAACAAGCAGGGAGAAAAGATATGATCTTTCCTCTTTGGAAATTCTGGACCTATTCGCCACACGGCTTCCTTGCTGCCTGTGTTTGGAATCTATCAGAGATTATCGGTTTTCGTTGTCCGTTCGGTCCTACGCTTTTCGGCTGGATTATTGGATCAAGTAAGCGAAAGGAAAAGAAATGACGCAATCTGTGAGAGAGCGAGACGAATACTTTCTGGCCGCGTGTAGAAGCGCGTTCGATCAACTGCAAACGTATATCCGCAACAACAGATTTAATACTGAGGAAGAACAGCGCGAAGCGGTAACAGACGCAGTTTCTCATGCCGTTGGTATTCTGTCGATCACATGGGGATTAAAATCCTCCCCCGATCTATCCAAGGTGGCAGAGGCGTTGAAGCCTTTTCAAAAGTTGGCCACCGCTTGTAACCTAGCAAAACTCTCTGACGGCGACCTGCTTACTAGAGTTGTTTTGGACGGCGAAGTGTTTTCGATTTTTGCCGGTCAATTGCGCCGCGCCCGAGAAGCCTACAACTCTCTAAAAGATGAGAGGGGATGATGAAAACCAAAACCATAAAGGCATGGGGCGGCTTTAGCGAAGGAAAGCTGCACAAAATACTTATCGACTCTGGATGGGGCGGATTCGGCCAGAACGAAAATCCGAGTCTTGCAGTTTTTCTAACCCGCGCAGAGGCAAAGAAACAATATCAGGATGTTCGCCGCATTGAAATAAAATACGCTATCGAGGCCTAACCCCATGAACTTTGAGAAAGAAGCGAGAGAGACTATAGAAGAAATTTCTGATCTTGATTGGTTGTACGAGATTGGAAAGATCGAAGGCATTTTCGCACAAGCCCTCCGCCGCGCATTCATCGCAGGGCAGGAAGATATGAGGGAGAGGACTGGCGATTGGCACAGGGTAAATGCTGAGCGCGCGGAAAAGACCGCACAAGATCACATGGTAGGATTCAACTCCGCCGCTTCAATGCAATGGGAGAAAGTCGCCAAAGAACACCGGCTGCATGAACGCGCAATCCGCTCCCTCCCCACCCTATCCGGGGAGAAATAATCAACTTCCAGGCGGCATGATTTCGAATGTTATTTCAGGCACTTTAACGATCAGCGGTTGCCAATGATGGGTCCAGCCGCAGTAATATGAAATGGTCGATCGGTATTTTGCCATGCCCCAAGCAGCCTTCGGCGGAATCGGAAGATCAGAAATCCAATGATCTTGGCCGATGACATTGCTATAAGGTGCGAACGTAATATCTGTGCGGTAAATTGTATTTGTGCTGTCCACAAATTCGCGCGAAATCTTCGCTCTGCATTCTCGATAACGGAACACTTGCCAACGAACCGTTAAAATTCCGCCTTCTTTGACTTTTGGCGTCAGAACACTGCCCATGAGCGAACTGACTTCGATCGGCATTCTTCTGTCATAGGCATATAAAACGACCAAAGGAACAAGTAGCAAAATCGGCAACAAGTGCCCCAGTGCAAATTGATGGACTTTTTGAGATTTCATTGCCGTTTGAAACTGGCTGATTTGCATTTTGTTAGCGCTGAAACAGCGCCCCTAGGTGACTTTTGAATGTAGCCAAAAATGCCACTGTTGCGCTGATATAGGCAGCCCATTTCAGCATGAGCCGCGCGAGCCAGCGCGATCGATTATAGTCCCTGAGCATTGACCGAACGGCTTGTTGTTCCAACTCTGTCAACGGACCTTTGGGCAGGGTATCGGCTTCATGCTCTGACATTATCTTAATTCCATTGAATTATTAAGGTTTCCAATTGCAGTTCTTTGCTCCATCACGATTGATGGCATTCATTCGGTCAGCAATCGCGGGGTCGTTTTTGTAAAGGAAGTCAACCGTGGCGCGTTTCGGTCGCCAAGGGCCATCAGGATCGCAGCCGATCGGGAAGGCCAATTGCCCATGGACACATCCCGAAAGAACAACAGCCAAAAAGAAAAGGCTCAATCCTTTGACCATTTTTCCAATTCCCTTTTTCGTTGTTCAATCGGCATAGCCTGAATTTCAGAAGCCGATTTCAACTTGCTGACCAGCGCTTTCAGTGCAGCTTCGGTCTGTGCAGTTTTTTCTTTCGCGCGTCCTGCTGAAAAAACCCGGCTAAGAAAAATCAGCACAATGAAAATGATGATTGTGCTGATCACAATGTAGCGCCCGGCTTTGGTCCCGAGCATGAAGGCAGCGGCCCCTGGAACGAAAGCGAACAGCGCCCCAGAACCAACGATGACGGTCGAAAGGCTGAGGCCGATGGTCCAAGGATTGAGGATGAAATCAAGCATTGGCAGCCTCTGGAGTTTTGAATTGCAGATAAAGGCCATAGAGCATGACGCCAACGAACGCGCAGGTCAGGATTGTGATCGCGATCTTGAACGCCGGATGCTCTGGCAACATCTGGATATAACTCAAACCCTGCTGGCCGATAGAAGTCGCAGCAGTTCCTGTCAGGCCGACTGCGCCAAGGCTTTTGCCGTTTTTCAGTTCTTTTTGCTTATGGATTTCTTCGACTTTGGCCTCGGTCATCTTGCCGTACTTGCCGTCAGCGACAAGACCATTTTCGGCTTGAAACGCCGCAATCGCATCACGCAAGCGCTGATCTTCATAGCCGTTGATTTGCCCTTTGTAATGTCCGAGATCATGAAAGATTTTCTGGATGCGCTGGACTTCGGCATTGGCGACTTCAGTTGCAGCCTTCGTTGATGAAAGAGCCTTTTTATATTTAGCGGCGGCTTGAGCCATCTTGGTGTCATAGGCATTGTCGCGGTAAGCCGGGCCGTTGTAGCGCTTGGCGAATGTTGTGAAATCGCCAGTCTTGAGCGCAATCAAAAGATTGTTCTTGCGCACGAACCGCAGCATGCATTCGATCTGGCCATCGATGCCGGATTGATTTTCGTCGTACAATTCCTTGACGGAAGCGTACCCAAGTTCCTTCCAGTTTTCACCCATGACTTGAAATGCGCCCCAGGAGCATGATTCCAGTGCCGCAGTTTCATTGATCGCGATCATCTGATTGATGCGGGCATAAACTGCCTCTCGCTGATAAGGCACTTTGATGACGTTATATTTCGGATGCGCCAACCCGAGACTGACGGCTTTATCCCGCTCCGCGCCGCGCAATTTGCGGTAAAAATAATGCGCTTCAGGCCGCGCAGGCGGCAGGTTCTTGCCGTTGATCGTCCAGAAAATGACGCCCGCAGATTCGACTTCGGCAACTGCCATCAGATTTTCAGGCGGTAATCCGTTTTCAATTGCTTTTTGTTTGCAAGCCGCTTGAACAATTGGGTTCAGCATCACATTCTCCAGTTCATGATTAGCGCCGATTGATAAAAATTAGAGTCCCCGTTGTCGCCATAATAGGTCTGTGCATTTGCACCAGCGCCGCAGCCTTCTAGCGCTTGAATGTAATTCACCCCAAGCGCAGGCATATACTGGGCAATCGATGATATTTGATACAAAAACCCTGTATTATCGCTTCTATCAACACCTTGAGAGCAATTCGGGGTGCTCGTTGAATTCAAAGCGATGCCAACAAAACAGAAAGCATTGCCGCCGCTAGAACAATATGCATTGAAATCTGCGAAAATTGAATCTTCTCTCAATCCGCAAATAACGCTTATTCTGTTATTCGTATTTGAGCCGCTGCCATTATAAGGTTGCCATGTGTTCAGCGTGGTGAATGTCCAAGAGTTCGCTGCATCGCGCTCAATCGCGTTGACATCGACGCGGTTATACATATTCCAGATATAAAGCCGATTATTGCTGCCGCCTGACACCGCCGAAGGAGCAATCATATAATCAACTTGGTTGCTGGAATTCGTGCGGATTGTGCCGACGTAAATTCCGCGATTTGCCGCCGGGCCATTCGTGATTGTGTTAGCATTTAAATAAATGCCATTCGTGCGTGCAATTTCAGTCGTCCCGGCACCAGTGCCGCGCGCCGAATCGCTGGTCCATGCCGGGCCGCGCGTACAACGGATCGTTCCGCTATCGTCCCAAAGGAATAAATCGTAATTGGAATTTATTGTGGTCGCGGCAGGAGATTTTGTTGTGTCCGACAAGGTTTGTGAAGTTTCGCTGAAAGTTTTCAACAGCCAGCTTGTGCCGTCATAAAAACATGCAAAACTATTCAGATAAGGCGTATAATAAATCGTTGTCGCGCCAGTCACGTCTGAATTCAAAACAGGCGTATCACTAGTCAGCGTCAACCGACCCCCTGGAGGGTTGAACGCGAACTGAGTCGATGTGCTGAGGGTTCCTGCGACAGACAAATCACCCGGAACCTTGAAATTGCCCGGCACAGCATTATTCCATGGCAACATATCAGTGCCATTCGAATAAACTGCGATCGTGAAGCCTTGCGGAGCCAGCAGCGTCAGGCCTGACGCATGTGTTGTCTTGATGGTGACGGTGAAATTGCCGGTGGTGTCGTTCTTGATTAGATAAAACCCGCCGTCCTGCTGGAAATTAATGTTGACGCTGCCGGTCAAGGTTCCGGTCAAAACATAAGCCAAATTGGCGCATTGGCTCTGGCTCAAGGTCACATTCACATTGGTCAATGGGACTGTGAGTGTCGCACCAAGGTTCGAGTCAATCAGATCAAAATTAGCATTGAGCGGTGGCCCCCATGCTCCGGGGTTATCGCCGGTGCCCTGTTTGTCGTAGTTTTTATTCGGGGTATATGTAGAAGCCATAGGTCAAAACTCCCGAAGTTTTTTGGTGTATGTGGAGGCCATTTGTCTTTTTCCTGATTTTCAGCTTTAACTGAAGGTGTTGGTGCTCGGAATAATCCTGTTTTCTTTCTTGCCGTTCCCGGCATCACTGGGGTGGTTCTTGATCTGCTTTTACGGGATTGAGAGAATTCGCAGCAGGCGGATTTAGCGCTAGATATTTGGTCAGTGCATTTTCATAATTGGTAAGGTTTTGCATCAACGTCTTGTTGTTGCGAATTTGATTGAAGCCCTGCTGCACAATCTTTGGGTCTTGGCTCAGGAGTTTTTCGGCAACGATTCGCGCAACACGTTGGTTGGCGCGTTTTGAGCCATAGGCAAGAGCCGAAGTCATCCCGGAAAGGGCCAACGTGTTTGGATCAGAGTTATAAAGGCTATAAAGACTAGCCCCGCTGCCACCGGTAATCAGCCCATTTTCAATCAACTGCCTTGCTGTGGTTGAATTACCCAAAGCGCCGCGCAACCGATTAAAGGTATTTTCGACCATCATGCGGGCTTGAAATTCTCGCGCACCTAAAGGCCCAAGAAGAATTTCAAGATTTTCTTTGGCATAAGGGGTATCTTTCAGGATTTGATCAACGGAGCGGCGATTATTGGCGTGACCAAGTTTGTCTTTCAAAGCCGAAACATAGCCTTCTGAAATCAAGGTACGTTCTTCAGGCTTCGCTTTATTGAACAAAGAACGCAACTGGTTAGGAGCCATTGGCGTCTTGACCAGGCTTTCGCCAGCCTCGATCGCGTTGTCCGCGCCACGGAAAGCGGCATGAATGCCGCGAGCATCTTTGTACAAGGAACGCCCGGCCAAAGTTGTTGAGTCATCAAGCACGGAAAGCAGCTTATTTTTCATTTGCGTAAGATTAGCTGCTTCGTTCTTTTCTCCAGAACGAACAGCTTTGCCAATTTTGTCATCCAGCGATTTTTTGACCAAATCCCAATATTCAAGTGTGAACTTGCCATTGGCTGTGATGGCGTCACCATGATTGCGTTCTGAGGCCAGCAAATCCAAAAACTTGTTTTCTCCGATCTTCATTGCATCCTGGAATTGCTCGCTGATCGCAAGACGCTTGAATTCAGGATGATCGATACCTTTTTCGCCGAAACGCATCGCAGCCTTGTAAGCAGGCTCCTGTGCTTTTTCCAAAGCTACCTGCAATTCTTCTCGCGTCAAATGAGCATTGGCTGGTGTTCTGACCAGATTTGTCAGCCAGTTCATGGCTCGCTGATTTTGCCCTTGGAAACGCTCTTGTGCGAATTCTTCCAGCATCTTGCGTGCCTGCGGATCAGTGTTCGCAGCCCACCGCGCTGCGCGCATGGCATCTTCGCCCATTGTGTCAATGCGAGCGACCGGAACACCTTCTTTTTGAAGCTGACGGACGACCGGCAAATTCAATGAACTGGAATCCGGCGGCCCGGCAATAATGCTTTCCGCCCGCTTCTCCGCGCCTTTTTGTGTCAATCCGCGCTCAGTGACCCCAGGAATTTGCGGCAAGCGGCTTTTGACTGCATTGAAGCCTGCACCCAAGCCTTTCATGACGTAAGGCGATGCAGCGCCAGTGATTGCACCGACGCCGGTGCCGATTGTTGTCCTGGCCAAACGATCTTCAAGCCCTTCGCCTTCGCCGAAGCCATAAATGCCGCCAGTGACTGCACCAACTTTCGCCAGTTGTTTGGCCTGTTGACCGAGTGTCGCACCTTTCGTGGCTGCGCCGAACGGCAATGCAACAGCACCAGCCAATTCAGAAACGCCAGTGACGATCGGTCGGTCTTTTTCGGCTTGTTTAATTTCATTGCGGACTTCATCGCGTCCGGTTTCATAGCGCTTGGTCGCGTCTTCAGAGCCTGTCAGCCAATCCTTGCCGAGCGCCAAGGCCCCGGCGATCGGAGAAGTCGCGGCCAGCACCGGGATATTTTTCATCACATCGTCGGCAGGATTCGCTTTTTGCAAGCCAGTGATTTCATCGGCCAGATTGCCAGAAATACCTTTTGAAAGGCCCAAGCGAACAGCATTGCCGACCGAAGTTTTCGGCGGCTGTTCTTTTTTCTCTGGCGTTTTTGTTTCTTCTGCCAGCAATTCATCGAACGCGCCGGAAATATCCGGCAACGACTGCTGTTCGTTTTTGACGAATTTAACGGGCATGGCCTGTGCAGGCAGGCGTTTTTCATCCTGCGGCTGCAAAGAAGCCAAATACCGCTGTGCAAACGAATTCGTCATGGCATTCGGCTCAATGCCGCCGGGCAATGAAGTCCAAACGCCTGAAAGCGCCTGACTGATCTGCTGCAAGACTTTCGGATCGCGGCTTTGCAGGTCTGTCAACAGATCGCGCTGCGTCTTTTGCTTATAAGTCGTTTCGGCCAAGTCCCATGCTGCCAAGTCCTGATTTTCAGGGCTGAAATCGGAAAGGTTCAGCTTCTTGCGCTGCTGGTCCCATGTCGGAGCCAAAAACTGATAGCGGCCAGCGGCAGAACTGACATTGCCTGTGTTTGGGCCTGTTCTGATCGGGACCGAAATGCGCGGATGATCAGCGAAACTGTTGAATTTCTGGCCACCATAAATGGTTTGATAATCCGGCGATTCGGAGCCTGCGATGGAAGACAAAAATGCAGCGGCTTCTGGTGCGCGGTGACGAGCAGCAGAGGCTGGAGTTGATTGGCTTTGAGCCGCGAGAAGATCGTCAAAGTCTTTCGAAATATCGTTCATTGCAATGCCGCCATCTGCCATCGGTACAGCGCCGCCAGTTGCGTATTTCGGCACAACGTCAATGGAAGGCTTTTTGGTGTTGTCGTTTTTCAGCCATTCCTTGAAACGCGGCATTGTCATTTCGACAATATGATCAATTCGTGCTTCGCCTTTGCCATCGCTGAAAGATTTTACATAACAGTCTTTCGCTTCTTTCAAATTTCGATAGCCAAGCAGGCATTTGTGCTCATCAAATTTGCCGTTCAGATCGTTCTGATCAACAATGAACACCTTGTTGCTGGTCGGGAATTTGCCGATAAAGCAATCCACATGATCGCCATCGGCCCCTTCTGTGCGCTTCAGATAGCCATAATGATCGGCCATCGTGCAGGACCATGCAGTGCCGTCTTTTGAAACGCCGGAACGCTTGCTGCCGCGCGGATTTTCAATGGCAACGTCAAGGCCATGAATTTTCATGTGGCGTTTTTTGTAATTGCCAGCTTCTTTTTGCGCTTTTGTCGGGTTCAGGTTCATTTTCAAAGGCCGCTCGGGTCAAACCCTTTATTTCTGATTTCTTCAATCACTCGTTCTTGCGAATATCCTTTTTCCAGTAGTTTTTTGGCCACTGCTCGGATTGCATCGTTTGCAGGCTTCAGGTTTTGTGTTTGCGGTCGTTGAGTTTTTTGATCGTCAGGCTTGTAAAATTCCTGATTTTTTAACTCAGCTGCCTTTGTTTTATTGTCAATTAAACGCTTTTCAGCAGCTTGAATTGCGCGATTCAAAATTTCCTCACGAACTTTTGGAGCCTTGTTAGTGGACGCCTGCAATTCGAGCAGGATTTTGCGTTCACCTTCAGTTGGCGCTGCACCGAAAATCGTTTTCAATTGACCGAGAGCCTGATTTTGGATCAGATTGTTGAATGTTTCTGTGGCAATGCCAGCTTCTTCATCAAAACCTGTGATGCTCTGAATATATCCAATTTTATCAGCCATCGGCCCATAATTAGCCTTCGGATTAAGCTTCAACGCTTCGCGCAAATCGACCAGTACTGCTTCATTCGATTTCACAGCACCTTCTGCATCGCGAATTGCCTTTTGATCGCTAGCCGAAAGTTTCATTTTTGTCTTGATGTCAGAAACTTTAGTCTCGCCATGGTTGTTCATTAAAATTGGGCGACCTTGCTCATCAAGCTGACCGGTCGGACGCCAAACTTCCCTGTTTTCCTTAATATCATTCGCCCGCTGGCGTTCGTCTTCCCGACGAAGGCCAAGTTCATAATTGCGCTGCTGCTGCAAAGCCATTTGCTCCAGGCGTTTCGCCTGTTGTTCAACTTGCTGCTGGCGAATCTGCCGATCGCGCTCCTGCAGTCTCGCATTTTTCAATTGCTGGAATGTTTGCAACCCTTGCAGACCACCTTCACCGAGCGCAACGCCCGCGAACGGCGAACGGGAAGCCATGGCCCCCAAACCAGCAGCAGCGAGCGCCATCCAAGGGTCAGTGTTCGGGGCTTCCGGGTTCATCGGCATTGCTGCTGAAGGCGGGGGTGGTGGCGTTTCTTCCATTGGCAGCGGCGGCTGAATATTCATCGGCGGGGCCAAAGGATGCTGAACGGGAACAGCGTTCGGCGGCAGCATCGTTTCAGTTGCAGGCTGTTCAAGAACGCCAGCCGCCGGAACTCCGAACATTCCGGGATTTCGACTCATAATATCTTTGTTGGGCGAATCCAGCAGCCGTTCGTCCAGGTTCGGGCTATAAGGCAGCCGTGGAGCCAGAATGCCTGCATCGGGCGCATCGAACAATGATTGATATGAAGTGAAATCCGGCACGCCGCCTGCCGCGAAGCCCTTGACCGCGCCGCCATTGGCTTTTGTCTTGATCGCCTGCAGGGCAGGAATCATCGCGTTTAAGCTTTCGACCATGGTCTGTTGCTTGGTCGGTGCAGGCGCATTCGGCATCAAGCCTTTGCCGATCGGCATGGGGTTATTGCCTGTCGGCACAAAGCCCATTGCTTTTTGATAAGGCATCACCGCGCCGCCAGCAGCCATTGTTGCCTTGTCATAATCGACATACTTCGTGCCGCCTTGATCTTCAGCGACTGCGTTCGGTTTTTCTTTTTCGACTTCCTGCGCGAGCAAGCCAATATGAAAAGCCGGATCGCCTTTGTAGCGATATTTGTAAATCGGCAATCCGTCATCCAGATGCCCGACTTTTTCAATGTCTTCTTTTTCACGTTCATCCGACAATACAGCCAAGCCGCCCGCTGCCGCGCCAAGACCAGAAGCACCTTTGCCAATTGCGGAACCGATGCCGCTGAACGCGCCAGCATTATAAAGTCCGAGGCCTGTCATTCCCAGACCGCCGAGTTGGCCAAGCATTGAAGGTCCAGGCTGCGTGGTTGAAGCTGAGCCGCCTGCTGCCGGGCCTTGCTGGCCCACAACACCGCTCAAAAATTGCGTGGTCTGGAATGGATAGGCCTGCTGATTCAGCCATTGCTGATAGGTGGTGTCCAGTTCCTTTTGTTCCTGGCCTTGCTGAACTGCACCGGCTCCTAGGCCGAGTTGTGCTTTGCTCAAGGCTTCTTGTTGCAGCCGCTGTTGATCGGCCAAGGCGGCGGCGGTTGCTTGCTGATAGCCTTGCTGCTCTAGGCCTGCGATCGTTTGGCCACTCGCTAGATTTTGCTTGCGAATAAGTTCTGCTTCGGCCACGTCTGCGCGGTCACCGCCCCAAGCGCCCGCAGAAATCGCATTGCCACGCAAGGCTTCCCGCTGGATGGCATCGTTTTCCGCCAGATTGGCGCGGGTCGCATTGACCACTTTTTCCTGATACGGCGAATAATAGTCTTGAATCTTGGTGTAGATCGGGTCTGAAGGATTGCTGATGAAATCCTGCACATTGCCGAAGGTCTGCGTTTGCAACGGGCTGAAGCCAGCAGTCAAATCGCCGGAATAAGGCGTATAGGGCCTATCCGCCGCGCCTTGCGCACGTTTCACAACGTCCAGATAAGCCGCAAGCATTTGCGGGTTAGGTTCGTTGACCTGACGGACTGTTTGAGAACCTTTTGAACCCATGGCGAAACCTAATGATTGAACTTGCTGTTATAAAGAAAGAAAGCCCCTGCTTTCTTCGGGAATTGCCGCTCATAAAGCCGAACTTTCGCTTCAGTGCGTTCGTTCGTAATGATCCCGGTCACCAGCGGAATGTTCAGTTCTTCAGAACACTTTTTGGCAAATGTGATCAGGTCTTTCGCGTTCGATGATTTGCGGAATTCAGGGCGCACGAACACAAACAGTTCTTCCAGATGAAGCTGATCGGAATACCAGAACGTGCCGAGTTTTATGTAAATCGCAGCTTCCATCTTCCCCGGCTCGCCAATCACTCCGATCACACCACCGTTGTTCATGAATGCATGACGCAAATTCGCACGCACAAGGTCTTCGTTCATTGTGAACAAGCCGTTTTCTTCGTGCAATTCACGACACAACTGCATCAATTCGCTTTCGTCGCGGATGTCTGCCTTGCGGACTTTAGCCATTCATTCCCCCAGACTTTTAATCCCTCTCCGGCCCCGGCATTTCAGTCAATTCCTGAATGACATTGGCGCGTGTGCTTTTCACGAACTGATCCAGAATATCGTGGCCCAGTTCAAGATCGCCCTGACCAATGTTGGCGACCGTTTCAGGATCGATGATGTATTCGCCGCCCGCCGCGATAATGTCCACGGCCCCGCCATTCGCGAACTTGCCGCGCTTGATCGGTTTCGTCGGCTTCATGCCGAACGGCCCGGTCTTGAAAATCGTTTCCAAAGTATTCTTGCCAGCCAACGTATTGCCTTGGCCTAGCCCGCTGACAACATCCGCCGGGATCACATAAGCCCCTGCAGGCACCTTCATCGGGTGCTTATCGGTGCGGCCCGGAATGGCCGAATGCAAAAAGCCGGTCACTGGACCGCCCTTCGCATATTTATCCGCAGTGCGGAGCGCTGCCGCGACCGCCTGATTGTGCGGATGGCCAGCAGCCTGCATTTCCCGGATGTTTTCCGAGACAGTTTCTTGAGATTTTCCTGGCTTCAGAGGCATAATCGCTTATCGCTCTAAGTCTTTGTTAGATCAACTGTAATAAGGCACTTTGGCCGCTGTGCCGTTCGGCAGGGTTATTGTTATGAAGCCCACCGGATTGGCCGGTAGGGTCGCGGCACCCCCGGTCGCAGACCCTGAAGTGCCGCCCGCCGCCGGGAAAACAGCAGCGGTCGTTTGGTTCAGCGCATTGATCGCTTGAATGATTTGGTTCAGGAGCGCCAGAACCTGGACATTTTGGTTGTCTGAATCAGCCATTGGCGAACCTCATTGCATTGGCGACTGCGCCGCCGGTGTTGTATTTGCGCAGGATGTTGATGATAGAGGGGTCGAAGACGACGTAGTTGGAAGTCTGTTGGCTCTGTTTTATCTGCTGTTGAATTTGACGAATGGCTTCCTGATCACCTTTGATCGTGGCTCTGGCCAAATCAATTTTTAGATCATCGGGAGTTTTGCGCGAGCCTTGATCTAGGTAACGGATGCCCGTTACCCCCTGATCCATTAAGTATGGATTAATTGCAGCCTGATCTCCCCCAAAGTGATATTTGAGTTTGTCATGAAACAAATCGCCGTTGATCTTTGGATCATCTTTCAAATCCATGCGAAGAAAATCACGAAGCCATGAATCTTTTTTGCTCGTTTGTCTTAATTGATTCAAAATTTCAGGTTGTTCTTTGATCGGCCTATCCCAATCCAAAAACTGCTCCGGCTTTGCGCGAAGATCGACTTCGTACATGCGGCCTTTTGGTGCTTCCGGTTTGGTCAATGCAGGCGCAATCAGATCGCGGTACATATTTTTTTGAGTTTGGTTCAAACTCGCTAAAACATGCTTCACTTGATCAAGATCGTTTACTTGCGAAAGATTTCCCATAATTGTTTGGAAATCTTCAACTTGATTCGGCTTTAGTTTTTTAACGACATCAGCCCAGCGCTCTGAAATTCCTTCGTTCCAAATCATATCGACAGGTTTGCCTTGAAACTGAAGCGGAATATTTGCAGGATCAGTTAGCGCGTCCCTATATTGCCTCGCCACCGCCGGATTTTCCGCAAAATAAAGCCCATGCCCATAAGACTGCGCACCTTCGCCAGTTCCGATTTTGCTTAAATCGAATTTTTCAAAATCGTGCGGGGAGCCGTGATAGGCACGAATGCCTTGGGGTTCTTGAATGACAGGAGCAGCTTTAACCTGAGCCGGAGCAGTCATGGCCTTTTTTGTTGTTGGATCAACAGAATTCAAAACATCCTGATAGAGTTTTTCATATCCTTTTGGGAATTCAAATTCAGCTTTAGCTGCTTGTGGTGAACCAGCCTCATTGATCATTTCAAGTACGTTTTTAACAATTGAACTTTGCTGATCGGGGTGCTTAAGGCCGTTTGCTTCAGCAGCTTTGGTCATGGCACTAAGATCAAACCCGCGTGAAATATCATTTACGACAGTTGCCGGAACATTTTTGTAACCAAGTTGGCGCAATGCTTCCAAACGGTGCTGGCCTTCAAGAACATTTCCAGCATCATCTGCTAAAATTCTTGCAATGTAACCTTCTGGTCCTTTCATCTTGGCAACAAGTTCATTCACTCGCTTAACTTCATTTGGATCAGTTAAGCGAACGCCGCCAATAAGTTTATCAATTGGAATATCTTTATCACCGCCTCGCTTCCAGTAATTAAAAGATGCGTCTGCGACCGTTCTTACATCATCTGGAGAAGGGCGAATTGGCAATTCCGGCACTGCCGCTTTCAATTTCGTCGGCCCAATACCAACAGCATTCGGCGTCACGCCTTTGGCAAACGCCGAACCAGTAACGTTCCCGGCAAGTTCAAATGCGCGTTGAATAGAATCTTCCGACATCGGGTCAGTTTTTCCAGCATAAACTTCCCCCGGCAAAGCTGCAGCATGCAGAGCAGATTGCACCATCTTCCCCGGCCAAGTCTGGGCCATCTTCGCCTGATTTTCAGGCTTAGAAAGCCAATCTGTGACTTGGTTCATCAAGTATTGGTTCATCGCCTTCCATCCTGCGCAAACCGATACCGGAAATTACCAATGCGCCAGAAGCTGTCCAAATCGGACGACTCCATTCGCAATGAAGCCTGACGCCCACGACTTCTCACTGTCAATTGCTGGCTGCTGACGTTGAAGCTGTAAGGCCCTTTCACAACTTCAGAACTGCCAGGATATTCTTTCATGCTGATCGTCACAGCAATGTCGGCCACTTGCGGGCCATTATAAAATCCATACTTGAAATCCGGGATTAACCAGTCAACGAAAACAATGTCATTGCCGTTGCCGAGCATGAAATCGCCGGTTTCGAACCATGACTGCATCGCGACCCCATCAGCGTTGTTCGAAATTTCATGCTGATAGATTAGCCCAGTCGAACTTGCCGCCCCGATCGGCTCACCAAGTACGCTTTGATCAATCCAAGCTGTGCGCTGGAGCGTGCCTAAGTCCCATGAACCTTCGTTGGTGTTGTATTTGGCATAAGCCACAGGCTCGCCAGTGCCGTCTGAAAGCGTCGGGTAATACCAAGTGATTTCATTGAACATGGAATTCGGCGCACAAACCACCTTATCCAGATGATCAGTATCCAAATCTTGATAAACCGCATCCCAAACTGAGCAAGGCACCTGCTTCACTCCGCCACCGCTCAAGGTCTGAAAGCCGCCGAGATTCATCCAGTAAACTGTTGAGCCTAAAACACCTGCCGCATGCGGCCCTACGAGACCGCAGCCAGTGCCGACCTTGATGAAGCCAAAGACTAGTGGCAAGCCGATATAATTCATCACCCAAAGATCGATGTCGGTCCAGATCAGCGCCTGATTCGGAGCCTGCAAGCCGCCAACAATGCGCGAGCCGGTCGGAATTCTATAACTACCCGCTTGATTGGAAGATGAAGCAGTCCAGACAGTGAAATCACCAGCCCCCGACCAGCGGATCAGCAGCGGGTCCATTGTCGTATCGTTCGCGGTTGAACCCCAAGCGACCAGAATTCGCGCGGGCATAGCGACGAAAATTCCGCCATTGAACAGCGGCGCATTCGGAATCAGCACTGCGTTAGTGAAAACGCCATTCGGCTGCCAGTAATAAATGCCACCCCCAGTCGGACAAGCGACAAGAATTTCACCCCAATTGTCCAGCGACCAGCCAGTTGCTGCAATCGGCGTTCCAGGATTGCTCGGAACGGTGACGCCTGTGCCATAGCCGCCCAAGCCATAGCCACCAAGACCATAGCCTGCGCCCACTTCAACAGGGCCAGTGGCGATATAATAAATCAACCTGACATCGCCGCCATTCATGAATTCGCTATCGGTCGAAGTAGCGACCGAAGAAGCAATGATTGTGAAAGTGTCAGCAGTCGGCGCAGTGATGACATTATAAGTGCCAAAGATCGTGATGCCGCCAACTGTTGTCGCGACAATGAAATCAGTCGTGTCGCCGACAGATAATCCATGATCAGGCAATGTGACTGTCACGACCGAAGAACCGTTCGTGGTATCGAATTCAGGAACAACACCAGGGCTATCTGTTGAAGCGGCAGCGCTCGCTGCTGTAATTTCATAAGAATTCGCACCGAGCGCAGTCGTCACTTGATAAAGACCAAACAGAATCAAGCCACCAACTGAAATTTGCGTCGCAATAAACACATAATCATTAGTGGTCGCAGCAGAACCAGTGTCACCGATCGTGACCAGCGCAGAACTAGCAGTTGTATCGAAATCTGGCGTTATATCAACTTCACGTTCGCGCGGCGTAATGGCATTGTTCACGCCATTCGTGATGACCGACAAAGAAGCTTCAGCACCAACGCCGAGGTTCAGCCCTTCATTCAAATCTTGCCAGCCATGAAGTGCGCGAATATAAGAACCGATTGTGAAAGGATAATATTTAGCCCAACCGCCAAGCTTTTGAACCATTCCATCTTTGAAACGGATCAAATTGGCCGAAGAAATCCCCGCCTCGTTCAAGGCAGGTGTCATTTCAACATTGACACCGGGGCGGAGTTTGACAGAACCGAGCGGCATCAATTCCTCGCCGGTTGTGCTTCGCGCGAAGGCTGAATTGAGGACCAAGCTGAAGCCATAAAGCGCTTGCGCCATTCTTCGCTATCAGCCGAAGCTCTGAGCGCCTGATACTGCGATTCCCAAGAAACAGCCATTTTTGGATCGTCGCCTTGAGCGCCAAAATTCTTTTGAAAACCGCTAAAGAAGATCATTGTTGCTGCCATCCAAAGATCAGGCAGGTTTGTTGTCAGGAAAGTTGTTGTGTTCGAAGCCGAAAGCGGCGTCGGGCGTTGCGTGCCGACAACTTCAATCACATAATTCCCATCCGGCGCAGGTCCAACAATAACATTGTTCTGATCAACCATCGCGAAATTGACCGGCTGCCCAGTGACAAGATTGCCGGGATAAACATAATCGAGATAAGGCCGTGCCACCGGGACCAATGGGTATCGCGTACCTGCGCTGGCCGATGTGCCTGCTGGAGAAATCAAATTCAATTCTTCAACGACAACATAGCCTGACGGCAGCGCAAAATTTCGATTTCCTGAAGCTAACGCACTTGAAGAATTCGTGACTCGCGTCTGCAGCAAATCAAGTTCACGATAAATTCGTTGTTCTGCGTAATCGATCGCGGATGGAATAATGGTCACGAAATCATCGTTATCCGTTTGCGTGATCAGCAAATCGGCTGCGGCAGTGATCCAGGATGAATAGGTGTAAGACATTTTATTTATCCGTAGATATAACCTTGTGTTTTTTCTGTTGTTGCGAGAGGGGTATAAGTAATGATGATAATTCCTTGCGCACCAGCACCGCCCAATTGATTGGTGCCGGGGCCATTTACGCCGCCGCCGCCGCCGCCGCCATAATTGCCGCCTGCCCCGCCTGCATAGTTTGTGCCGCCGCCACTTGCGCCACCTGCGCCACCGCCACCGCCACCCGGACCTGCTGTTACGCCGCCGGGGTTAGATGTGTAACCTAACCCTGCGCCACCGGCTCCCGACTGCGCGCCTACGCTTATCGCTCCGCTGATTACTGCGCCACCGCCACCGCCTGAACCATCAGCGCCAGCCCCAGCAGCCACTCCTGCGGTTGTGCCTCCAGCGCCGCCAGCCGTTCCAGTTGGGCCAGTGCCACCTGCTGCACCGTTGACAGGAAATGCGCCGCTATTATTGGAACCAGCAGTAGAACTAGTGCCACCTGCACCGCCGCCGCCACCGCCGCCGCCATTGCCGCCGGGATTATTGCCTCCCGCGCGACCAACAGTTGATGTGCTTGCTGCGCCACCGCCACCCGAACCACCGTTCGATGTATTCGCAGTTGTTCCGCTGGCACCGCCGCTGAATTTTGTGGTTCCAATGCCTGAAGCAGAAGCACCACCAGCAGCACTCGCACCGTTGTTATAGGTTCCGCCTGCGCCACCTTTGGCTCCAACGGAAGATGCAGCTAGGCTTGCACCATTGAACCAAGTGTCCCCGCCTGCGCCGCCATTGCCTGCAACTGTTCCTGCCGTGCCTGCTGCGCCAATCGAGTAAGTGATTGAGCCAGACATGGTAAGATTCGTAATAGCAGAACAAGCGCCACCACCGCCACCAGTGCCGCCATAGGTAATAGATGCACCACCGCCGCCACCTCCCCCGCCGCCACCAATAGTGACAATAGAATTGGCGGAATTATTCCAATCCCCTGGTGTAGCGTAACTTGTTCCGCTAGTGAGAAATACAACTGTATCAGCCATTAGCCGTCACCTCAAAATTAGGCGTTGGCTGATTTGGTTTTTCTTCGAGTGGTTCTTTATAAGATTTTACAAAAACTCCTTTTTCTCGATCAAACTTATCATCAATTGTTGTGCCTTTGGGCGCGTGCATCAGTTCATAACCGGGCAACTTATCAATTTCTGGATCAGCATTAAGTATCGAAAAAATGCTTCCATCTTTATCAATCGCAACAACCGGCCTGTCGTCTAAAGTTATCCCAAGGGTGTCAATTACGTGCTGTTGCAAAAATGGAATTGTAGAAATTTGATCTTTTTTAAGTTGACCAGGATAAGAAAGAATTTTTTCACCAGAAACAATTTCTGGTGCAGGCATTTCATCAGCAGTGCTGACGACTCTGCGAACAATTCCAGTTTTCTGTGCGTAAACAATATAGATCATGTCTTTGTTACTGTCAGAGTTATGTTTGCCCAAGTTGCTGAAGTCACAGAATCAACATTGAAGAACAACCAGTTGCCTGCTGGAATTGCAGTCGTCCAACTAGTTAACGTTGAAGATGACGCATTCGTTGCAGTTGTCACAGTCGGCTTGGCTGAAGCTGTAATAGTTTGCCCAGAAGTTGGCGGATAGCTCGCATTCGCCCGGCTCCAAATGTCGATAACAATTGAACCAGATTGATCGAGGCCGATGTTCCAAGATGTAATGGTGCAAGCAAACGGAATATAAATACCGCGCTTGTTTCCGGTCGTGATTGTTGATCCGCCGCCATCAATGATGAACCCAAGCGCAACAGTTGGCGCAGTATTGCTCGCCAGCATGGTCGCAACGCCGGTTCCTAAACCACTAACACCTGTGCTGATTGGAAGGCCGGTGCAGTTGGTAAGCGTTCCCGATGAAGGCGTTCCGAGAATTGGCGTGACCAGCGTTGGAGAAGTGGCAAAAACCAACGCGCCGCTGCCAGTTTCGTCAGTGACTGCTGCGGCTAAATTCGCACTAGAAGGAGTGGCCAAAAATGTTGCGATGCCTGTGCCAAGGCCGCTGACCCCAGTGCTGATAGGCAGCCCAGTACAATTCGTCAGCGTGCCTGAAGTCGGTGTTCCGAGAATTGGCGTGACCAGCGTTGGCGAAGTCGCAAAAACCAACGCGCCGCTGCCGGTTTCATCTGTAACCGCCGCTGCAAGATTTGCGCTGGATGGCGTAGCAAGAAAAGTCGCAATTCCAGTCCCAAGACCAGAAACGCCGGTCGAAATTGGCAATCCAGTGCAATTTGTCAGTGTGCCGCTGGTTGGCGTCCCGAGAATTGGCGTAACGAATGTCGGAGAAGTAGTCATCGCAACATTGCCGGTGCCGGAAATCAAATATTCCCCTAGCACGCCAGCATTGTCGTAAAGAATTCTAGTTGTTGCGCCGCCTGTGATCGGTGTTGAGCCGACTGTCAAGCTGATCGCAGCGCCTGCCGGTGTCGCCCAAACTCCATCACCGCGCCAAAATGTAGTTGCAGAAGCTGAAGTTCCGGAATTCAAATTGCCAACAGGTAAATTTCCGGTAACGCCGGTAGTCAGCGGCAATCCTGTGCAATTCGTGAGCGTTCCTGAAGTCGGTGTCCCGAGAATTGGCGTAACGAATGTCGGGGAAGTGGTCATCGCCACCGAACCAGTGCCGCTAATCGCATATTCTCCGACAACACCAGCGTTATCATAAAGAACACGCGTAGTAGTGCCGCCTTGAATTACCGTGCTTGCAATAATGATCGGCGTTGCAGCCCAAACAGTATCGTAATCCGCATTCGATGCCTTAACCAAGGCCTGCCCAGTCGTGCCCCCAGCAGGCACGTTGCCGAACGTCAAAGAAAGCTGCGAAACAGTTGCGTTATAAATTTCAGAAGTTGAAGGTCTGAAGACTGCAACAACGTCACTGGTGGTCACAGACGGAATATTATCGAGCACACCGATCACTTTCATGATGTCGGTGATGACGATCCCTTTGCTCACACCATTTTGCGCATTGCCCGGTTGAACAGTGTAAAAAAGTTCAGTGCCGTCCACCATGCCGGTGACTAATGGCAATGAGGTAAGGACAATATTTGCCATTTAGTTACTCTCCGGCGGTGGTACAGAATTTTGCGTAATGATTTTCAATTCAGATTGCGTGACAAGATTGTCACCAGCCTGCGTGAGCAGATAAGTCACAAAATCCGATTGATATTGCTCAGGACGCGGATTTTGAATCGGCACAGGATCAGGCGGCAACGCAAATGTGCGCAATTGCTGTTGCGGAGCGTCCATGCAGGTTTGGCAAACGAGAATTCGTTTGTTGATTAGCTGCGGACCAGCCCAGTCGAATTGCCAGGAAAGTTTGTTGTGGTTGTAAAGCAGATTGCAACGGTCACAAACGCCCCATGCCCTCGGATTGGAGGGTGATGCCTTCGCTCTGCCATGTGGCCGCCAAGCCATTACATTTCACTCACAAATGCAAATTTACGTTTTCCTGCGCGCCCGTTTCTTTTAATTGCTGATTGAATATCAGCACCTGGAATATTGTAAGCGATTTTTGCCGCACTTACGCTCTCATAAGTTTTCCCATCATCAAGACAAATGACAGGACGTTTATTTTTCTCTACTCCGCGTTTCAAAGCATCAATTCGCAATTGTTGCGCAGCCTTTAATTCTTCTTCATTTTTAATTGGACGTTTGACAGGCTCTTTTTGATCAGCGAACATAAATTTAAACCCTTCTGCCGTTTCTCCACCAAACAAACAGATATGCCGAACGCTATTTTTCTTTATTCCAAGATAAAGCGCTGCGGCTTTTGCATTCTTAAAGATTTTATCTTCATTGATAAATTTCACTGCCCGATTGTGAAAGCCTTCAAATTGTTTCAAGTTTGCATAATGTTTTTTCGAAAGGTGTGCGTTTAAAAGTTCTCGACATTTGCGATCTGACAAAGGCTTTTTGGCAAAAGCAAAAGCCTTTCCTTTCGCCAAATACTGGCGACCGGCCAAAACTTCTCCGACACTTTTTGTGCCATAAAAAGAAACGGCCTCTTTAACAGATTTGAAAAAAAGATTGTCCGTGAGACAGACAACAGATTTAAATGCATCTGAGCGATCCACTAATTTCATTTTTTCTAATTGCTCTGGCGTTCTTTTTATTCCTTTTGCTTTTAAAGAATGCTTTTTCTTTCTTTCTTCAGTCCAAGAAGCCTTCATGCCAGTAATAATTTTTTCTCGACGAGAGGCAGACCATTTAACGCCCAATGGCGATATGCCTCCGGCGGAAACATTATACTCCGGCTTTAATTCTGCGATTAATCTGCGCTCTCCATCTAATGCTAATTCATAAGTTTCAAATTCTTTCAAAACTACAAACGTAAAACTTTCTGGTCCATATTTTACAATGGCCCGATGAAAAACCATAAGTGGTTTTTTCATCGCAGCATGAAAATGACCATAAATTCTTTTGGCCAAGGCTTCCTTGGTCACGCCAATGTAGCGTTTCCCATTTTTAAGATTTGTTGCAAGATAAACTAATGGCATTTTATCAACGACTGTAGTGGCTTAGGGCTGGATAAATATACATCGGCACGTTTTCAGTATCCTGGGTCGCAGCGATCTTCCACGATCGGTCGTAAAGCTTGAACATCGGCTCTGCCATCTGTGGGTTATGGATCAGCGCCAACCGCCAAGCCAAGCCGAACGCGAAGCAGTCCAGCCAGCGGTACGGCACTTCAATATTCAGCGCATTCGTCAACACAGCATCCTGCACCTGACGGCAGCGATAATATTTCAGCGTGTAGGTGTCATCCGCATTCGGCACCGGCCAAAGCGTGATGGTCGGGTTAATCAGCCGATCGAACCAAAAGCTGGTGACGAAGCCCTCCATATCCTTGTTCGGATAAGAGGCATATTCAGTGCGCGAAATCGGCATGATCACGCGATCCTGCACTGCGCCTGAAGTCTCGGAAGAAATATAAGCATCCAGAATCATCACGGTCGTTGGGTCAACGTCATAGGTTGCGACCCCTTCCAGCAATGGTTCTTCGACCAGTTCGACTGTCCACAAATTCACTTGCTGATTGCTCATTTCAGAGAGCAAAAAGTTCATTTCATTGCGTGCATCGACCATGTGTTCAGGGGTCAATGCTGTGCGGCGCATCTGTGCGCGAGCGTAGGCTGTGAGAACAATTTCACCAGCGCTCGGGTTAAAAGTATAAGTCCCTGAAGTGGCCACCGAATTACGATCCTGTCAGACCTGCCTGAATCATTGTCGTGACGACCGAACCTGATCCTGAATTCAGCTTGAGCCGCAATGCCTGGATCGGGATGTTCAGAACTTTTGCAACATTCGCAGTATCGCCATCGATGTCAGCGTCTGTAATCCATGTGACGCCAGCAGGACCGGCAGAGCCGTTCGGGTCGTCAAGCGAATATTCAAGATCGAAATCGACCGTTCCGGTCACATCGCACTGAATGCCGATCTGAACCGGCTGCGCATGCATGTTCGGTAGCGTTGTACGGGTGTAAACAGCATTGGTCGTGCCGACCGTCACAGCGCCAGCAGTCGCTGCAGAAACTGCGACCCGCGTCACTTTGTAAAAATTCAAAGGAAATTGGACTGTTGAATTGTTTACACCCGCCACAGAAGAACTGATCGCGCTGCCGGTCGCGTTCAAGCCATAGGCAGTGAATGTTTTGGTGGTTTCGTCTGCTGCGGTCGTGAGCAGAACAGGCCGCTCTTGCCCGGCTGCAGTGATCGTGGCCACGCCACCGGATGCATTCGCTCCATTGATCGTCAAATTGCCAGCGGCACCGGGCGTTTGCGATTGCGCAATGCCATCGGCATCCGCCGCAATCGCCCCGGAAACTGTCAAAATTACTGGCTGACCCATTGTCGCTCCTAAAACGAAAAGCTGCCGAGGCTGTTTCTAGCCCCGGCAGGAGTTAACGCCCTTCTTCCGGGAGGAAGTTGTTAAATCAAATGGCCGCTTCCTTGTGGCCCTTCGGCGAAGAAACCGAAGCAGCCGAAGAAAGCGGAGACTTGTCAGCGCCGACGCGCCCACCGTGCTTGCGGCCAGGACGATCGAGACGCATCTTGGACTTTTTGCCCTTGATCATCTTGTCGATGCGACCGCCGTTCTTGCGGGCCTTCGCTTCTTTCAGGACATTCGAGCCAGAACCGGCATAGACTTCTTTGACGTTCGGCTCAGCCTTCAGTTGGCCGACGCCAGAACCGCCGCTGTCGCCGGACTTTTTGTGACGTGCGCGAGACATTCTAATTCTCCGTTACGAAGGATTGACGCCGATGCCGCCAGCCGAAGCCGACGAAGCAGGCATAGAAACATAGGACTGAGCAAGACCAGCAGTGTCGCCGAATTCACCAATGCCGACCAGCGTGGTCTGACCGGTGAAAAGCAACAAGCCACCAGACGAAGCTGCCAGCGAGGCGAGCACCGTCATCGTGGTCGATGTGGACTGGACGTTGTTGATGAACGAGCAATCCTTGAACTGCTGCCAGCGATCCATTGAAGCAGCCGCCGAAGTGATAATACCAAGAACACCTGCGTTCGAAGTCTGGAACGGGAATGTGCAGTTGATGAAGGTATTGCGCGGCGTGCCGCCCGCGAACTCCAGCGAAGCATTCGCCACAGTCCGGGTCACAGTGTCGAGGCCAATCACACAATTGACGAAAGTGTTTTCGCCAGTTGTTCCGCTGATCTTCAACGAACGGCTGCCGGTATTCTGCGCAGACGCCGCATCACCCATGCCGCCAAAGTTGACGTTGTTGTAGTAATTGCGACCGCCAGAATCCGTCCAGCAAATCTGGTTCGTGCCGCCAGTCGAAAAGCCGTTGAACAAGCTGATATTCGAGAAAATGCAGCCTGCTGCCGTGACCACGACAAAGTTGCCGGAACCAAAAGTGGATTGCGTATAAGTGCCGGATGGCGGCGCAATGCGCGAGCGCTGCGCTACCATCGTTGGGGCTGAGACGCCGATCAAGTGACAGGCGTTCTTGCTCCAGGTGAGAGTGCCAGCGGTCGCTGCCGGATCGATGGTTTGCGCGAGTGCGGTGCTGAGCCGGGCAGAACCCGAAGCCGCACCGTTACCGATCAGAAGACAGACATCGTTCTGACCAGCCGTCATGCTGGCGTGCGCCTGATAAAGCGTTGCGAACGCCTGATCAGGGCTGGTGCCTTCATTGCCGTCCGAGCCGTTGACTGGATCGACAAAGTACCAAGTGCCCGTCAGCGGAATTCCGCCAATGCCACCGATCATCGGGACACCGAAGGAAGTCACGCCATTCGGGAAATTTGTAAAAGTCATGTTTTCAAATCTCCCAAATTATGATGACGGGAACTCGCCCCAGATCGAACGCCAGTCGTAATAGCCGAAGCTATAACGCTCATAGCCCTTGACCAGCAGGTTGTCGGTCGTGAAGTCCACCTGCATGTCCATTTCGTAAGGCACGCGGACCATGTAAACGAGGCCCTTGATGTTGGTGAGCAGGAACCACGCGGTCGCGGAAGTGAGATAATCCGAAACCATGTAGCTTTCCGGCAGACCACCAGCGGTCGTGTGGATCGCGTTCACATCGTTGTTCGCGGTGCCGGGACGCAATTCAGTCTTGGTGAGACGAATTGCAGTCGGTTCAAGCTGCGGCGGAATGACCAACTTACGCGCACGGGCGTAAATTTTCAGGTTCGCCTGATCCTTGAAGTTGGTTCGCACTGCGATCATGTCAGAAAGCAGTGAACTTTCGTTCAGGTCTTTCGCCACCGAAGAAGTGTTCGCGATCGTTGCACCGTTCACAGGGTGAGCGGTGGAAATCAGCGCGACACCATCGCCGCCGACCGCCGAGTTATAGACGTTGCCGTTATTGAGAACAGCAAAGCCATAAACTTCCTTGGTCTGCGCAAACGAGGTATTCAGCCCGAGGTTCATCGGGTTGAACTGCGTCTTGTAAAGGTTGTCATCGATCGCTTTGCGCGTCATCGCGTAGCCAAGAGCGATTTCGTTGTGCTCCTGGTTATAGACGTAGCGCTCGCCAGCGTTGTTATCGAATGTGGTCGCAGCACCTTCAGTCTTCAATGCAGCGTAGCCGAGGTAACGCATTTCTGCGGTACGTTCGAGCGCCATGTTCGATTTGGCGGTTTCGAAAACCTTGTCCCACTGATTGGGAATCTGCGGGTACTTGCCAACCACGCCGCGTAGGCCTGGGAGGAGCAAGTCCCGAATTGCTGAAAGATTAACAGGCATCGGTCATGCTCCCTTAAGCAATACCAGTCAGTGTTTTGAACTGCTGGTTGTTGAAGGCCACTTGGACCACATTGTAGGACGAAGCGATGTCGCCGCCCGGCAGTACCGGATCGCGGAAACCGACCACGCGGAACGGAAGTGTGTCAGTGACCGCCTCAGAGCCGGAAAGCAGGCTCATCGTGGACTGGCCAGTGGCTGTGTTCGGAGTTCCAGCGACAAGCTGCATATTCGAACCGAGCGAGGAAAACGGGGTCGCTGCAGCCGAAGACTGCACTTCGAAAATCGCAGCCGAGTCGTTGACAACATAAGCTTCAACATCGCCAGTTGCGCCGGAGCCGGGCCAATAACGCGACCAGATCACGCGCTGAAGGGCGGTGGAAAGATATTTACAACCGATGAAAATACCGGCCAACTGGACGGTGCTCGCGGTTGCCTGCTGAATGTAACCTGCAGCTACCGGAATGACCGCATCGCCATTGCCGATGGCGACGTTGTAGCTGGAGGAAATGAAATAAGTTGCTTGCGCATAGTTCGGAGGCGAGCCGGGCAACCGGCCAATCTGCTTGAATCCGAACGGAGCATTTGTGTTCGCCATGTCATGGCTCCATCGTTTTGACCCGATCAAGCCAGAGCACCCGGCAATCGAACCAACTGAATGAAACCACCACGGCGCGCGGTGGGAGAATTACGAATTTCAAGACTTAACGGCGCGTCAAGCCTGAACTTTGTTCCTTATCGCTGAAAACTTCAAAAAAGAAAAGGGGGTAGCCGGAACTAAGTCACTACCCCCAATTTTCGTTAGGCTTCCGGTATTTCCATCCGCTCGAAACTCTTGGTCACGCGCGGCTTGACGTTCGGGTTGTTGCGGTTGAATTCCGGGTTCGGCGACTGGCCGAGTTTCGCGAGATTGCCATTGATGGCGGCTTGCGCAGCCATGCGTTCTTCACGGCGGGATTCGTCAGTCAGGTATTGCGGTCGCTTCATCAACTGAAGCCCATCGCGAATGATTGCGCCTTTGTAATCATCCGGCATGTAATGCGGCAATTCATCAGCCGTCACCGGCTCCCAGCCGTTGTCTTTCAGTGCGATTTCATAGCTGCGATCTTCCGCGCCATAGACGGTATGACGCTTCCATTCCAGCGACCATCCGGCTTCCTTGAACTGATCGATCACATTTTGCGCGACATAGAACACATCCGTGTTGTTCTTTCGGTTGCGGACCATGCCTGCTTCAGCTTCACGCAAATTGAGGCGCAGTTCAGAACGATCGTTCGAAGTTGAGCGCAACGGGGCCTTGGCAATGCGGACTTCCTGCGTTTCGGCCATTGCCGGGGCCGGAGCCGGATTATTCTGTTTCGTTGCCGAAGCATTCTGTGATTTGTTTTCCATTTTCATCAATCCTTTCAATAGGTTAAGCCGAAAGCTGGCCAGATTTCTGAAGCGCCAGCTTGTTGCGGGCGTATTCTTCGACGCTGATCCCGCTCATTTCGGCAGCTTCCACTTCAGCAGCAGTCAGCCGAACAGACTTCGGATTGGCGGCTCCGCTCTGGCTGGCAGCGCCCGTAGGCGGTGCCGCAAACGGCTTCGAAGGCTTCTTGATTTCCGGCTCGCTCTTGCGCTCCGGCAAATCCTCGATTTTTTTCAGGCCTAATTTGCCTTCGATGAAATTGAAATATTCATCGGTGTCAGGCTCATGGCCTTCGGCAAGCGCGACGTTGTGAAGTGCCATTGTGCGTTGCCACTTCTTCGGGTCTTTGTAAATTGGATTGGCTCGCAGCCATTCCTGAGTTCGCGGAGTATATTGCTCCAGGAATTTTTCTTCCAACTCTGCTTCGCTCGGTTTACGCAGCTCGGTCTTGCGGTCCTTGTTCACTTCAATCTGCGATTCGAGTGCAGCCTTGCCGTTCTCAAGCTGGACCATATAGGCTCCGGCTTTCGCAATTTCAGTCTGGACTCTGGCGGCGATTTTGTAATCGCCTTCTTCCATCGCCTTCGCATAATCGTTTTCGAGCGATGTTTGTTTCGCGGTCACTGCCGCGATCGCGTTCGTTATGTTGGCATGATCGGCGGCTTGCTTTTCGCTCGCGAACTTCAGGGCTTCGGCACCCTTTTCATCGCGCTCTTTTTCCGCAGCTTGGCGAAGCTTCTTTTCCTGCTCCAGCCGAGCCTGATAGCCTTCGACCTGCTTCTTCAGACCGGCAATTGGGTCTTCTTCGTCTTTCTCTTTTTGGAATTCTTGGTCATTGGTCTTTCCTTTCGCTGCATCGATTGCTTTTTGAACGTCAAACTCTTCTTCACCTTTTGCTTCCGGCTTGGAAACTTCAGGCTCTTTCAGTTCAACAAGAACTGAACCGTCTTCTTCAATTTCAGCCATCGTGGCCACTCCTTCGCCCTAAGCGCTAGGGCGGAACATTGTTAATAAATACTATCCGGCGATTTCAATTTGCCGCGAACGTGGACTTCTTCCATTATGCGGCAATGGTGATTGTTGATGTTCAACTGCCAACCATCGCTGACGCGGTAGAAAACCCAGTCACCAACTTCGACATTCTGGCCATGGAATTTGTTGCGTTCATCATCCATGAAGGCGAGCGGGCCTTTCATCAAGACCAGACCGGCTTTGCCCTGGTAAACATCTTCCTTGCGGGTTTGATTTGGCAGAAAAACGCCAGAAGCCGTTTTCTCCGGTCGAACGTAAGTGCCGACCAGGATTTGATTGTGCATCAGCGTAATGCCGCTCAAATCGCCAACGGCTTTTCGGACTTCTTCTTTTGGATCACTTTCGTGAACCATCTTCATTGCAGAGCCGGATTTCATTCTTTCAGCCTTTCTCTCCAAAAACTTCTTTCGTTGTTTGATCGAACAACTGTTCGATGTCGCGGAGCGCGGAAATGTATCCGCACTTGTGTTTGTAATCGTCCCAAGTCAAGGCGCGGCCTGCGCCGACTTGATCGATTTTTTCAGACATGATCCTGCGGACTTCAGCGCGAACTTTTTCGAGGATGTCTGTTTCGTAGGACATTTATCCTGCTTTCTTCTGCAACTCGATCTTTTCCAGGCGGCCTTCGCCGGAACCTGCGCCAGCATCCATCTTCACGCGACCGCCTTTGGCACGCATTGGTGGCATCGGCATTCCAGGACCAGCGCCACCCGGAACCGGAGGCAATGGCGGACGAGCCATCGGAGGCGGCGGAGAACTGGCCGCGATCGGCGGCAACGGCAGCGCCGGTTCTTTATCCGGCTGCATGATGTTCACAGTGACGTTCGTTTTGCCTTTGCCGTTCACTTTGCCGCCGCGAGCATAGGCTTCTGCCTTGCCGCCAAGCTTCAATGGTGTCAGCGGCTCGCCTTTGTGCAACTTCTTTTCATGCTTGTGGACGGCTGCCTTCACGCTTTTGCGGTCCAGGCGCTTCGCAGCTTTCTTGCCAGTCACGCGACCGCCGGTCTTACGGGTCGGCACAGCCTGCTTGTTGACGCGCGGCTCATCGTTCTTGAGCGATGCGGCATATTTCGTCGCTTCACTCGCAACCGGATTATTGGATGCGGAATATTTTCCGAGTTTCGCTTTCTTGGTGGCTTCGGCTTCAGTTTTATAGGACATTGGGTGCCCCTCCGTTCAGCCCGGCAGCAACAGGCGGCGGGGCATTGTTTGTATCGATCAACTTCCTTCCTGTGCCGGTCAACGCTTCTTCAGCGACACCAGCACTTTCTGGATGGATAATCAGGGATGTGGCCATCTTCAACAATTCAATGGCCTCTTTCGATTCGCGATCTTTTTGTTTTTCGGCGGCATCTATCAACTGGCCTTGCAGCTTGATCTTTTGGTCGCCTTCCTTGACCTTCAGTTCGCGTTCCTTGAGTTGGAGTTGTGCCATCGCAGCCATGGCTGCAGGATCAGGGCCAGCAGCAGGCGCAGGCGGCGCGAACAGGCTTTCAGGGTCTTCATAGCCCATGATCTTTAGAATCTTTTCATCGACTTTCTTCGCGTCATACAAACCAGGATTGGCCTGTTGCAGTTGCTTGAGCGCGACTGCCTTCAGCAATCTGTGCATGTGTGAAGGGGTATTCGGGTCTGCTGCCGGAACAATATCCTGATCATCAAGTGCCGCTTTCAGCTTTTGTTCGTCCCATTTGGTCTTGGTTTTCTTGTTGTTGCGCCAGAACGCTTCAGGGTCTTCCGACAAAAGCTTTTTCAAAATCTGGAATTCTTCGGCTTGTGCTGCATGCAGGTTTTTGTGAACCGCGTCCACGATCTTCGTCGCCTGCTCAATCAACGCGATCGTCGTGCCGACCGGAGCATCCTGCTTGCCTTCACCGACCAGCGTTTCAGCGGCCCCGCCCAAACGCCCACAGCTTTCGGCGATCTTGTCAACGAGCTCGATCAGCGCAGGGCCAACGTCTTTATACGGCAACTCCATCACTGCGTCTCGAATTGACGGCAGCCCAGCCAAATCGATCGCAACACCAGAGCCTGGTGCCACGCGGAATTCGTTTGTGTTCTGGCGGCCAAGGCTTTTCGCGAACAAAAACCCCGGAAAATTCGCGAACATGCCAGCGTCCAGCATTTCGCGCCAAGCAGCCGTCAGGGCAAGTTCAGAATTGCCAAGAATATGAAAAAGACCAATGCCATAAAAACCAATACCGTAAACAAAAACATACTGAACAAAAACTTTCCGGCGCTCATATTCTTCATCGCCTTCGTCCCAGTTACGTGAAACTTCAAGAATTTGCATTGAAGCTTTGTCGATAACGATCTTCCAAGGCAGCGGCAGCCCGGTTTGTTCGCCGTTTTCCTTGTGCTCGAAGCCTGGAATATTCCATTCGCAATAGCACTCATAAATCTCACGATCCATCAATGCAGGATCGGAAGTGTTTTGCGAAACTGAAGGATCAATGCCTGCGACTTCTGTCTTCTGGGCATCAACCTCGTTCGGCGTCGGCATGACAGGATCGTTCACCGGAACATCACGATAAGCCCCGAGCAACTGCATGCGCTTGAATACTGCCGGGCGCATTTTGATGCGGTGTGTGATGCGGCCCGCTGAATCGAGGTCAGTCGCCGAACTGTTAACGATCAGGTCTTCTGCTTGAACTGAAAGAGAAATTGGACGACGCTTCAATGGGCAGTGATAAAGCTTCTTGAACCCCGAGCCACCGCCACCCAGCCCGAACAGCATGCGAATGGTGTCCGGGTAATAGCTTTTATTGGTCACGGTCAGATAGTGATTGAAATCGTTTTCAAGCGCTTCAGCCAATTCATCCTTGACGCTGGTTTGTGTGCCATCGGTGCGGACCTTAACCGGGCCGTTCGCTGGTAAGAGTTCGCCGCGCGCTGTCGCCTGAAAACGCAACAGATTTTCCAACAGCATCGGGTGACGAACTGTGGACATGCCTTCAACCGGCGAAGAACTTGAACCAGTGTCGCCTTTCGGGCTTTCAATCTTGAGGCCTAAAAGTTCAATGCCTTTGGCCTGCATGTCGAGCCAGTCTTTCCGGCTTTGGTCATCAGTTTCGATCAACTGCAGCAATTCTTGCGCGATCGTATTCAGAGCGCTGTCATCGATCTGATCAGCAATATTCGCGAAGTGCTCTTTGTTGAATTTTGTTTCATCTTTCGGCGGTTCAAAGTTGATCGTGACCGAGCCATCATCATGCTCGATCTTGAGCGATTCAACTTTCTGTTCTTCCGGCAGCAAAACATCTTGATCCTGCGCAGCACCCAAACCAGCAGTAGGACCGAGACGAATGTGCGGAGAAATATCCATTAGTCTTCCTTCGGCGTCTCATCGCCAACGGCTGAAACTGGAATTGTTTTGGCGGCAAAGGCCTTTTCCTGCGCTTCCATCGCGTTCAGCGCAGCTGCATGCTCGGTGGCCCGCGCCAACAGGCTCAAGATGTCGGTGGCTGATAGCTGCATTTGCAACCGGCCTTGAGAAGCTGCCTGTAGCAAATTGACAACCTGCTGTGCATTCGCGGCGATCAGGACTTTGATTTCGTCTTTAGTTGGGGTCATCTGTTTTCTTTCTAACAAGGGTACAACGGCTTGGTCACATACTTCCCAGATTGATAGGCCATTTCACTGGACGCCTGCTCCTGGAGTTCATCGCTACGCTCCAGCAAGCCCATCCGACGCAAAAACCGCACCGCACCAGTCGCTGTGTCAGTGATGTCGTCGTGCGAGCCTTTCGGGAAAACCGCCATGTGGTCAATCACCTTCTGCGCCCAATCGACAACCTCGCCATCGATCGTCGGCACATAAACCATGCCCTGCTCCCAAACGTGAGAAGCCGCATGCGCTCGCGCAACTTTGTCGCCTTCAGGTTCGTCCAGCCGCACAGCGAACGGTGCCCCCACATAAAGCCGTCTGATTTCCTGAGAAACGCTTATGCCTGAAGCTTTGTTTTCGATCAACAAAATGTCGGATTGCCACTTTTTCGCAGCTTTGAATGTCTCGTTCACCAGCCCATGGAGTTCTTCGCGCTTCTCCCAAGCATAGATCAGCATGATCTTCGGCAGCCCATTTTTCTTGAACACGCCCCAGATGGTCATCGCCGAAGGGTCGTTTTCCTCTTTTTCGGTGTAAGCCGGATCAAGGTAAGCGACGATATAATCAAAGGTTGGGTAGGTTCGTTCTTCCCACAACTGCCACCATTCACGCTTGAAGATGCCGCCGCCACGGACTTCGGGGGTCTGCTGATACTGACCAGCCCAAGCGTATTCGCCGATGTCGTTCTTCAACTTGGCGCAGTCTTCCTCATCGAACCGCTCGGGCCATGCCAATTCGCCTTCCTCAGTTCTAGGGTCTTCCCAGCCGATCTTCGTTTCGCAATGGCGGTTCGGGTCGTACTCCATCGGGATCATCAAGTGCTCATAGTCCATGTCATTGTTGAGGATGACGCCCGAAACATCTTCCTCGTTCACGCGCTGCATGATCACGATCACACGGCTATTCTTGATTGAGTTGAGGCGGTTTTGCATTGCCTCACGGAACCATGTGGTCGTGTTGGTGCGGATCGTTTTCGACTCGCCTTCCTTCACGTTGTGAAGATCGTCTGCCAAAATGAAATCACCGCGTTCACCAGTCGAAACACCGCCGACCGAGGTCGCGAGTTTCCAGCCGGTGATTGAATTGGTGATCAGGCTTTCGCCATCCTTGAGAATTTCGAATGTGTCGCCCCAATCGAGTTGATAGGGGTATGAATTCAGAACCGCGCTCAATTTTCGATTGTCGCGTGCAGTCAGGCTCGCGGCATAGCTGAATGAAAGAAAGCGCCAGTGCGGTCGGTTGAATGGCCCCCAACACCATGCCGGAAAGAACACATTCGTCAGCAACGACTTCATGAAGCCGGGCGGCACGTTGATGTGGATGCGGCGAATCTTGCCTTCGGCTGTCGCCTGCAAATGCTCGCAGATTGCCTGCAGCGCCCAACCGTCGATCAACTTTGTTTCAGGCTCCAGCGTCGGCCAGTGCCACTTCACGAATTCATAAAAGCTTTTGGCATGCAGCTTCTTGCGTTTGCGCTTTTTCATTTCCTCGATGATTTCGAGGCTGCGCTCCATGGCCCGGCGCGAAATTTCGGCGTGCTTTTCTTCGGGGATTCCGATCAGGCCTTTAGGGAGCGGTTTGTTCACAGCATGATAGCCCTATGAAAGAACCATCCAGTAGCCGCTGTCCTGGCCCATCTTCGATTTGATGCTGATCCCGAACGGCCTCAGATAAGGCCGCATGACTGCGAGTCGGACGCTCACAATGTTGAGCGACTCGGGACCGCCATCAATGCGGTCGGCATAGATTTCATCAGTAAGCTGCGAACGAGTGACAAAATGGCCTTTGCCCAAACGCTTCCAGAGGCTGTTGAATATTTTCGCATCCAGCGGCGGCAAGCTCATCGCCATGCCATTACGCACCAGCGTCCGGGTTTCAAAGTGCCACCGCACCAAGTGTTGCGGGATCGGGCTGTCGCAAACCGGGCAGCGGCAAATGTCTTTCGGCGTTTCATTTTCGCCGACAATGCGAAGGTGGCCGACTGCAGGGGTGGTCATTGTTTTTTGCCTTTCGAATAACCTTTGGCCACAAGGATTTTTGCGATTTGCCCAGCAGCTTCAATTGGAAGCTTAATCGTCCCACCAAAAGTTTTAAGGCTGCGTATATCTTTCAATTGTTTTGATGCAACAAGAAGTTCAAGAGCCAAGGCGCGTTCTTCTTCGGTCAATTCAGGTGCAGCAAGATTAGGATCACCATTGCTGATGTATGTTCCGGCCAGCATGAAGTGGTCAACAAGACGATTCGTCACTGCTCCCCTCCCTTCGTCCCGATCGCCGCATCCCAAAGACCCTGCTTCAACTGCTCGAATGCCTTGGCGAAATGATCGTAGTCAATTGTGCCGTCTTCCTTGACCTGCACGATGAAGCCCAAATCCTGATCCTTGTAGCTTGCGCCGACCAGAACTTCGTCGGGTTTGAAGTTTTTGGGCATGAAGGGGAATTGTTTAGGGATCATGGTGCTTCCCCTACCTCAACTATAATCGGCGGATGCATAGTTCCAATTAAACGTACAAGAACTGGAGCGCCAGCGTTTAATGCTTCAAGTTCTTTCGGCGTCGGCAGCCAAGCTGTCGTCATTGCTGGAGTATTTTCGCCACTCACTTTGCAGTGAATAAAATCATCTCGAATCGGAAGGCCCATGTAACCTTGTTGCTTTCCTATCGTTCTTGTTGCGCCAAGTACACGACCAATTTGCATGTTCAATCTTTCTTTGAAGGAATGATCAATTTGCCTTTGCGAAGCTTATCCAGATCAATTTCAATTTCTTCAAGCGAAGCGCCGCGAATATCTCGATACCAAATCCAACGCACAACGCGCGAATACCAAGGCGCAACAGGATGCACGATTGAAGTAAGGGATTTGCCGTCGCTCATTCCGCACTCGCTTCCTCTGAAATGGATTCAGTCAACTGCAACAAATGCCCGGCAACTTCAGGCAACGCAATCTGCTCTGCGCTTTCTTTCAACTCTGCTGCGAGTTCTTCGTCGGACTTGTCGTCAACACGGTCGTCATTCACATTCAGTTCAACAGTCTGCAGCTTCGCATGCAGGTAGGGTGCCGCTTCAACAGCCGCCTTGTTCGCTAGCTGATCCCAATGGATTTCAGCATGCAAGGCTTCGCGGAATTTAGTGCAGATTTCCTGGATCGTCAGGTCAGCCATTTCACCATCGACGAATTTCTTGATCAGATTGTCGAGTTTCGCAGCTTCCTTGTGCGAACGCGCGTCATACTTGCGCATGTTCTCGATCAAAACGTTGAGGGGTTTTTTGCCAGTATCCTTCAGGATAGTCGAAGCAACCGAAACCTTGTTGTTGCGCATGTAGGCAGGCTTGCGCCCGGCCCCGGCTCTTGCGCCCCCAACGGCTTTTTGCAGTGCAGCAGCGCCTGCCATTGAAAAACGTCTTTTGCCCTTGAAACACCAAAAAAGCTTGAGTTCTGCTTATCGCTGGATTTTGCAAAAAAGAAAAGGGCCGCAGGGTTTTGCGGCCTAGTTTGGGGGTTTCTGGGCTATTTGACGCGCCTTATTTTTTCCGAACCATGAAAATTTCAACGCACCCAGCATATTGCGGCGAAGGGTCAGAAAAAACTGCACAAATTTCAAACCCTTCCTTCGAATCATGCTTATCCGGTTTGAACATACTGCCTCTAGGGGTTGATCAGTCATGATGGGTTGCCATCGTCGGATGTTTCCACGTCCCTTCGTAAAGCCCGTCATAGGTCGGGCCTTCACCGTTGGTGCCAATGCCCAGCAGCGAACGGAAGGCGTTGAACGGGTAGAAGCGGCGATTGAACCGGAACGTGAACTCATTGAGGTAGGCTTGCAGGTGCTGCGGCTCGACGCGCCCATGATGCGTGCCTTGCAGCCACGCCTTGAGGTTCGAAAACACGAGGTGGACGATAGGCAGGTATTCTTCGGCCACGGCCGGGTCATTCGCCTCGACAACCGGCAGGTGGTCGTACCCCAGCGCCTTGAGTCCGTTGTAGCCGCCCCAAGCATCCGTGATGACCATTGCGCCCGGCTCGACGGCCTGTTGCACAAAGGCGGCCAAGGACTTAGCGCCGCGCGTGGGGACGATTTCCAGCCGAAGGCGGCCCGCATAGCGCCCGCCCCGGCGCGTCGGCTTGTCGCCTTTCTTGGGCGGGCGGGTGCGGACCTCGACGGCGGCCATGACCAGCGTCTTTTCATCGGCGTGAACGCCCTTGCCTTGGCCCCGTGTCACGCCGCCGATGTAGGTTTCGTCGATTTCGACGTGATCGCCGCGCCCAAGGTTGCCGCCGATCCGGTCGCGGCCTTGGCGCACCATCCCCGCACGAAGCTTATGCAGGATTTGAAAGGCGGTTTCGTACCGGCTCAATCCAAGCTGGCGCTGGAACTGCACGGCCGACATTCCCGGCGTCATGCTCGAAACGAGGTAGGCCGCCCAAAACCACACCGTCAGCGGCGAGTGCGTCCGCTGCATCACGGTATCGACCGTGAGGGACGTTTGCTTGCGGCACGCCCGGCACGTCAACACGCTGGTGCGCGTGGCCATGCGGAACGGCTCACCTTTTTCCCCGCAATGCGGGCAGACAAAGCCTTTCGGCCACTTCGCGCCCTCAAGATAGCGGGCGCACGCAGCGTCATCCGGGAAAAGCTTCTGGAAGTCCCTGAGAGATTTGGGGAACGGCAGGTGTTCCCATTGGAGAACGTCGGCGTGCGGGGGCATTTAAGCGTCTCCCCCGTTTCGGCGGACCGACCCGGCTGGCCAACCGCGTTCCTTGCGCAGGGCTTCCGTTCGTTCTGCGGTCGGTCGCAGCAGGTCGAGGCCGTCACCGTCGATAACTGTCACCTCGCTCGCCCCAATGGGGATAAGCCCTTCATTCGGCCAGTCTGCAATTCGACCATCAATATCAATGCTGTGCGCGGCCCAGAAGCGACCCCCGGCGTGTTTGGTTTCCGGGTGCCATTCCCAATGGACGATAAGGAGTTTTGTGCCGTTCATGGCTCAGCCCTCCTTTCTGAGCTGGTAGTAGGTCGAAACCGACGTGTTGTGGTCGCAGATGGTCAGGAACGTGTCCTTGATCTCGTAAAAGGCGGCCAAACCGATGCCGCGAACGACGCGACCTTCCTTGAGCAGCCGGTAAGCGAATTGCTCCCGGCCGGTGTAGCTGTTGCGCTCAAGGCGGCACACGAACTTGCCGCCATCGGCCAGAACGTCGAGGGCCTTCTGAGCGCGGGTGGAAAGCTTGGGAAGGTTTGTCGTGGTCATGTCCATCTCCTATCTGATGTTCACAACCTAGCACGGGTAGCTGTATGTGTCAACCGGATAAGCATGCTTCGAATGAGCCTCTATGTGAGACCAAAAATCAGGGCCATAATATTCCGCCCGCGACATGGTTATTTTTCGATGTTGAATGCCCACACTAAACCTCCACAATTTTCAAATTCCCAAGGTCATGATCGCGACCGATCGAGAAGCTTTGGGATTCCCATGCCGACTTCTGGTTTTCGATGTAGCGCAGCGCTTTCATTTTGCTGCGCTCTGAGTTGTTGTCGAATGCACCAAAGTTCGCGGTGCAGATTGTGTGGTTGTTTTCTGTTAGTAATTTGAACATTTCATTCCTCGACTTGATCCATTAAATCTTTGATCGCTTCGTCTTTTGTTGCGCCATAACCGCGCAAACCTTCTTTCTCTTGCCCTTCGAAATAAGCAACCCAATCAAAAATTCGAATCGGGATAGGAGGATAAATGTTTTCAGTGACGATTTTCATTTCAGGAATTCGCCCATTCCTTGTCGATGATTTTCTTCACAAACTCATTGTCGATAGCGACCGGAGGAGGAGAAATCTTTTGCGAAGCTGCCACCAACAACTCTTCAAGGCTAACCATCCCCAGCATTGCTGCTGCAAATTCAGGAAGGGCTTTGAGTTCTTCAATCCAGCGGTTCATGTTCGTCTCCCTCGTTTCAATTCCCAACTATGCTCTATCTCAAAACAAAAGAAAAGGCTTTTCTTCAATAAATTCCTCAATAATATCAATCACTTCCAAAATAGTTTATCTTTGGCCAAAGCATTGAAATTGCTCAGGATTTCAGCGCTATCCTCCCAATAACCAAGCCTTTTAAAACAGTTCGACTCCCCCATTAAGTGACTGTAATCATTAATATATTTGCCGTTAAAAGCCCAAATTCCCTCATCAACCAGCGCCAGGAATAACGATCGCTCTCCCCTTTCCGCAGCCAGCACATGCCAGCGCCTTTGCGCGGGTCGCGCGGCCACCAAACAGCCCTTCCGCCCGAATCGGCCCCAGTCCTTCAACTCAACCGCCACCCCGCCTCTCCCCAAAGGCAGCACCACGTCAGGTAGCCCAACCGACGACCCCCAAGTCGGTTCGGTCCAGACTGCCAGATTGCCCCAAACCTGCCTCACCACTCGACGGACCAAATTCTCTCTTTTCATAAAACCTCAAAAGCGAAGTTGAAGTTATTCTAGACCCCAATTCTGAAAGGCTAGAATTTGTTTTTTCTCTCTTTCTCTTTTTCTCGCGCGTAGCTTAGAGGGGGGTAAATTAACTTCGACTTCGGTCGAAAATCCCCCTCAAATAGACAGAAAATCCTTTACATTCAAAGGCTTAAGCCCAAGGGCATGAAGTTCCGGTCCAGTCATCGAAGCCAGTTCTGGTCGATTGGCGATGATTTTTGGACCATTCATTCGGATGTCCCATGGGCGGAACTTGATCTGTTTTTCGCCGGTAAACCACAGACGCTTTCTGGCCAATTTGCGCACTGTCATCGGTTTTTCCAGCCGATCGGTGGCTCGGCCTTCATGAACATGGTCCCTGATCGCCGCAACCAAGTCGGTGTCCAAAAGGATGATGTCCCCTTTCACCTCAGCCCGAATCCGGTCCAGCAGGTTGATGATGAACTTCTGGCCGTCGGAAGATTGTTCGTAGTTCATTTCCTCCTTCAGCGTGGACGAAGGCGATTCGGCCCCTTCCAGAACCGGGCCGCCATTTTTGACCAGCCAGTCGGCGAGCCACCACTTTATCTTCGCGTGGCCGCCCTCGTTTTTCAGCCAGTCATTCAATTCGATCCAAAAATCATTCGGTCTTTTTTCTTCACTGACACGCGGCACGAACCATCGGCGATCGTCCAAATCCAATTTCAATGCGCGAATCGAATTCGAGCAGCAAATCAAATGCACCCAGTTTTCGATCGTGTATTCATCGACAAACTTCTTGTTGATCGTGATCGTTTTTTCCGTGACCACAGACTTCAATTTGTTGTAGGCCGCATTCGAATTCCCGGCATAGATTTCGTTCACCAGCGCCAAACGCTTGTGCGCGATCCAGCTATTGAAGCTGCTGTCCACGATCGTCTTTTCAGTCGGTGCGACAAAATTGTCGATCCCGACGAGCGGCGCGAGTATCTTTTCGCCGAGTGTTGATTTGCCGACGCCTTGCATTTCTGAAACCAGCAGCACGCCATAATTCATCTTGATTTCAGGGTGCTCTGAAAGGGTCGCGCACCAGCGAATCAGTTCATCGCGGTCTTTTTCAATAGGGATTAACCCATTGATATAATTGATGAAAAGGCCAACGTCACCTTTTTCTGGCTTGATGCGCGGCGGAATATGGGTGTTGATGTAAAGCTTGTTTTCCCGCCGGAACACGCCGACTTTTTTCGAAGGATTATATTCCAGCGACTTCGCTTTATGCACCAAGGTCTGCTTCATCAACTCGGAAGTATTTTTGGTATGGCTGAAGGGCCTCACTTCATTATTGAATTCGTCCGGCCCGAGCGGATCGTCGGGTCTATCCTGATGAATATAAAATTCCGGCTTGACAGATTTGAACCATTCTTCGCTGAAAATTCTTCGCAGCACGATCGCCGGTTTTTTTGAGCCTTCGACCGGAACCTTTTCGGTCGCGAACGTTGCGCTCTTGATCATGTCTTCGAATGCTGGCCCGATCCAGCGCCCGCTTTTCACCGATCGGAATTTTTCCGGCATGGGGTCGGCGAGATCGAAACTCTGCGGCCAATCGAAATCGAAGCTGAGATATTTCAGTTTGCCGCCATAGAATTCTGAAAACGCTGAAGCGACTTCCAACCCAGGATCGTCGTTATCACAGATGTAAAGCACTTCCGTGGGCCGCTCGCGCCGGATTTCAGAATAATTGGCCCGGTGCGGGGCCAGAGCGCCGCCCAGCAGGCCCCAGTGCTCGTACTTGCTAAGTCCCTCAATCCATGGGTGTTTTTCGCGCTCTGCCTTCGCTTCAGGGTCTTCGGAATTGATCAACCAATCACAATATCTCGCGGCCTTGGCCCCTTCATGAACGGCAATTTTTGTGCCCTGCTTTTTCTCCGGCTTCCAGAACGGCAATGCGCCTTCAGGCTCCATGCGCCGCCATTCGCCATCTGAAAAACAGGCCCACGGCAAATAGGCCTTTGACCCATCTTCAAAAACGATTTTCTGTTGCACCATGATGATGGTGCCTTCCCCTTCTTTCGGGTGACGGTCGCGAATCGCGTAAAGATTTTCGGCCCTGATCTTTTGCGTTTCGATCAGCGCCTGAAGTTGGGCATTGGTCGCGTTGACGGCACGCGGGAATTCCTTGTTGGCGAATTCGCTTTTGATCGCGGCTTCTTCAGCGGCGTTCGGGGCTAACTCAGGTTTTGAACATTCAATCGTTCCGTCCGGCTTCAACTTGATCAGACATCGCTCGGTATAATAATTCCCGGAGCGCTCTTTCACCATGAAGGTGCGGAAGTTCAATTGTTCTGCACCGATGCGATCAATATAAAAAGCCAAGGCTGGTGATGCCTTGTACGGATATTCCATGAATTCCCCCGGGAGATCGCTGAATTGAAGTTACTTAAACCTCGGTTTATCGCTTTTGGAAAGTTTAAAGTCAAAATTCATTTTTAGCGTTATTTCTCATATTTGAAGAATAGAATGACTTCGGCCCTAACTCTTTGCCTGCGTTGCGCTTTTCATTTTTCTGAAAATAAATGTTTTCTTTTTTAAGAATTCAGGCATAGTCCCCCCTTTCTCTGCTTCGGTTTTCGGGATCAGGGATTGACCTCGTAGGGCGTATTCCATGCGCCGTCAGTGACAGAAAACTAGAATCGCTCTGGGCGGCGGGGCGGTTTGAAATCAAGCCAAAGTTCTTTGAACTAGGTTAGGCCGCCCCGAATTTAGGAATTCCCAAAGGGGTCAGAGGCGTCTCGCACTGGTGAGTATGGGACAAACGCTGGATCAAGTTTCGCTTAGCGTCTTACTCCAGCACGCGGTATTGGTGAGTGACTTTAAAGGCTTCGGTCTTTAGGCGAGACAGTCATATATCGATGTCGTGATTTCGGCGCTCGCGAATTTTAGAAAGGATGCCATGACCAAGCCCAAAAAGCCCATAATCCTTCCCCGAAAAATGTCGAAGCTGATTCGCATTGCATTGCGTGATCTGGAGAAGGCGGAGAAGTCCAGAAGCTATATTGTTGATATGGGAACATGGCATCTTCCTGTGGATAATAAATGTTATGTTTGTCTTGCCGGTTCAGCCATGGCGTTTTCGCTGAATGTCAAAAAGAATGAATTTCATACGCCAAGCGATTTGGCAGGGAACGCTGAACAACTTTCTGCAATCGATTGGCTTCGAGAGGGGGATGTTTCTTTTGCAGCCGGGGACCTTGATCTTAGAGTGACAAATAAAATGAGAAAAATGAATCGTAGCGTTGCTCAATATTATGAAGACCCAAAACAATTCAAACGCGACATGCGCAAGCTGGCCCGCGATCTGGCGGCGGAAGGATTATGATGGCACTCCGCAACAAAATCCCCGAGGGCGCTCGCGAAGGAAGAAATTGTCCGATGAAACAAACCCCAGAGCCAAAAACCGAACGCGAGCGGGTGAACGCTGCATTGATCGCAGAAGAATTCCTGGATCAAACGCCAGCAACAAAATTGGATATTCTCAACATCAACAAGCGACTGGACGATATTTCGAAACAGTTGAAATATTTGGTCGGTGAATATGGTTATGGAGAGGAAGAATGAAACCATATTCCCTCTTGACTTTATTCCTGCTGGCGGCGATCGGCCTCAACACATCTGCAATCGCGCAGTTCAAAAAGCAGCCGAAGATCGAAGGTTGCGCAACGCCGCAACAGATCATCATGGCCGAAGCATTCAATCGCGGTAATGAATTCAAGGATGCTTTCGTTTTCAAGGGCGACAGCGCAAAGTTTTTGTCGCGTTGGGCGGGGGCTTTCTTTCCTGGCACGGAGCCGGTTGTCATGGTGAATTACAATGACGGCAGCGCTTCCGTTATTTCATTCGTTGGAGCGCCGGAATGCTGGCGTGATCAGGCGATGGAGCGGAGAAAGTGACAAATTTTCAAATCGAAGAAGTCAATGCCATTATAAAAAGCACCAAGATCAGTTCTGAGGAAGGGCTTTTGGAAATCTGGCTCGATCTTGACTATGGCGGCAGCGGCCAAGGGTTTGGCGGGTATGCGCTTTACCTCCCGAAATCTTTTCCAAATCACAAAATTAATGCAGGGTTTGCCGGGCATTTTATTTGGCGCTGCATGGAAATTGCTGGCGTGACAAACTGGGATGATCTGATCGGCAAAACGGTTCGCGTCCGCAAAGAGCATTCAAAAATTCACGCCATTGGCCACATCATCAAGAATGATTGGTTCAGTCCGTATGAGGATTTTAAGCGCGATCAGGCGATGGAGCGGAGAAAATAACCCACGCTTTTCTTTTGGTCGCTTATCAACGATAAGAGGCCGTTTGCCGCGAGGCATTAACAACCCAGAGGGGTAACTAAGACCATGAAGAAGCTACTTATTGCAGCGCTTTTGCTGTTTCCGTTGAGTGCCTTGGCTGCCGACAAGCCGCAGACGATTCGTTATGCCAATCCTGGTTATGACTGGTCCGGTTTTTATGTCGGTCTGCAGGGCGGCTACAATTTCTCCGGCACCACTAGCCATCCGTTCGGTTCGTTCGATAATGACGGCTGGCTCGGTGGCATTTATGGCGGTGTCAATCGTCAGTATGGCAATTGGGTGCTGGGCCTTGAAGGCGAATGGAATTGGTCCAGCATCAAAGGCTCACAGGCGATTGGCCCTGTCGGCATTAACCATGAAGTAAACAGCTTTGGTGCTGCGACGACGCGGCTCGGGCATGCCTTTGGCCCATATTTGCTTTATGGGCGTGGCGGTGTCGCGATTGCGAACCCGGAAGCCACAGTTGCCGGTTTCAATGGTGACGCGAATCACATCGGCTGGACCGCTGGTGCGGGCGTTGAAATGATGTGGAATCAGGCATGGTCGATGCGGTTGAGTTATGACTACTTCGACTTTGGGTCTGCGAACTATGCATTCCCGATTGTTGGCCCGATCGGCGTCAGCGTTCCGGCGGATATAAACTTCCATACGGTGCGCGCTGGCGTGGCTTATCGGTTCTGAAAACTTTCCCCGGCCCGGTGAAAATTGGGTCGGGGGATTGCCCTGTTAGCTCAGAGGTAGAGCAGCGCCTTTGTAACGCGCAGGTCGCCGGTTCGATTCCGGGCACAGGGCACCAGTTCAATTTCACAGGAACAACAATGAAACGCGCTGAAAATACTTATCGAGCCTACCGTCGAAATCAAATGCTCCATCCGCCGCGTGATGAAGATGGGAATTTGATGAGGCCGAAGCTTGTTTGGCCGCGAACAAAAATTGCTCGCTATGTGCCTTATCAAAATAACGGAAAAGTCTATCCGTATTGTGCGAGGGCATTGAAAAATAATTCCTAAAATACCCTTTTCTTTTTAATCGAGAAAAGGCAAACTCGTCCTGCAGCCGATACAGAGGTACTATGAAAAAAGAAGATTCGCCCCATCATGTTCTTGAAGAAGCCAATGTTGCGTTTGATCCTTCGACGCAGCATCTGGATTTGAACAAGGAAGAAAAGCGACGGACAACGGCGCTGATGCTCGCGATCAATGCTTATGAGAAATTGATCATTAAAGATGCCGAATATCTCAAAGAAGTTCGGGATATGCAGCGCAAGGACGAAGGCCCAGTGATCAAGCCTGCAACGATGGATGCAATGGTTGATGCTGCAATTAAATTTGATCGGTTCATCGCTCAAGGTGAAAAGACCGATGAAGAAGTAACCAGAGGAGGAGTAAAGACCGAGACTGAATAAGCCGACCGACTAAAGCCAATTCACCCGCAGCCCTTCCCGGTGCTGCTATAAACATGAAGGGAATATTGTGATGAGTAAAGAAGTAGCGAAGGCCGCCACGACTGCGGTCGCCGATGTTTCGATGTTCGAAGGAATTCCGACCGGTCTGGAATCCGTCACCACCAAAGACCTGATCATTCCACGCCTGACGATCCTGCAGGCGCTTTCTCCCCAAGTGAATGCCAACAAGCCCGAATACATCAAAGACGCCAAAGTCGGCGATTTCTGCGATGTCGGCGTTGGGCAGATTGCGAAGGAACTGGTCCTGGTGCCGGTGATCTTCCGCAAAGAATTTCTGCGTTGGGGCGATCGCAAGTCGGGCAAGGGCCTCGTCAACAATTATGGCACTGACGATTCCATCCTGAAGCAAACGACCAAGGATGAAAAAGGCCGCAACGTCATGAATGACGGCAGCGGCGACTACATCGCTGAAACCTACCAGTTCTTCTGCATCAATCTGTCGATGAACAATCGGTATTCGTTTTATCCGATGGCGTCCACGAACCTGAAGAACGCCCGGCGCTGGCTGACGTTGCTGACGCAGGAAGAACTGCAGGGCAAGAACGGCAAGTTCACCGCACCCATGTTCTATCGCGCGTGGCATGTGACGAGCGTGCCGACTTCGAATTCTCAGGGCGATTGGTATGCTCCGAAGTTCGAACCCGCACAGCCGATCATGGAATTGTTCCCGGACGGTTCATTGTTGAAAGCAGCCAAGGAATTCATGGAGCAGGCCAAGAGCGGTCTGGTGCGTGGCGATCTGGGTGCTGACGATGAGGCCGAAGGCGATTCATCCAAGGCGGCGATGTAAAGATTCCGGGCCTCCATTGTTCCCTGCGACCAATGGGAGTCGTCAACCGGCAGGTTTCCTACTCTCCCGGCGGAAGAAAAGAGTAGGGTTATTTCAATTCCTTGAGCCGAAAGGGCTTGGGCTATGAACGATGATTCTATCTTCGAAGGCCTACAAACTCCGAACACCGATCAACTGAAAGAACTCCAGACCAAAGGCAACGAGGCATTGAATCTAAGCCTCGAAGTCGAAGACCTGGAATTGCAGTTAAAGAACAAGAAAGAAGAACTGCGCAAGCTGACCGAAGTGACATTGCCTGATTTGATGAGCGCGGTCGGCATGAAGAAGTTCGAAACCGACGCAGGCGCGAAGATCGAAGTCCGCGATTTCGTGAACGGCAGCCTGCCGAAAGATGCCCAAAAGCGCGCGGAAGCGCTGGACTGGCTGGTCAACAATGGCGCGGGCGATCTGATCAAGAATTCTTTCAGCGTGAAAATGAACCGCGAGCAGCAGACCGAGGCTGTTGATCTTTATGCCTACCTGAAAGCACTAGGTGTCGATTTCGAGCGCAAGGAAGATGTCCACCCGCAGACCTTGGCCGCTGAAGCGCGGCAACGGATGAAAGACGGCATGAGCGTGCCGCTGGAAACGCTCGGATTGTATGCGGGCAAGCATGCGAAAGTCAGCAAATCCTCTAAGCTTTAATCATTTTGCCCTTTAAGGGAGAAAGAAACTAAACCATGTCCACGAACGATGTACCGGGCGCAAAGGCGCAAAATAACGACACTCTTCATATCGGCTGCTGGGCCGAGCACGATGATGGTTCGCTGATTCTGGTCGAAGGCAACGAGAACGGGCGTGTGATTTATTCGGTGTTCGATCTTTTGAAAAAGCCGATTGTGGAATATCGCGATGCCATGCCGGAAACCGTTTTCAAGAAGACTTTCAGCTATGATGGTTCGAACATCAAGTGGACATGGCATGACAAGACGCCGTTCCCTTGGGACAAGATCATCAAGGCAGGCGCGAATGACGGTCAGCGGCTGGCGGCGGTGGATGATATTTTGACCGCCGCACAGCGGGTCGCGGAAAGCCTGAAGTTGCGCGGTGCTGCCATGAATCGCGACATCAGCCCGAAGACTGTTTCAAAGATCAAAGGCCTGATGGGCGGGATTGAAAAAGCACTGAACAGCATGGGGGTTTCCAAGCCACAGGCCAAGCGGCTCAAAGGCAGGAAGCGTGCGTGATGTTCGGAAGAAGCCTGAACCCTCTCAAGCACGAAGGCGAAACCCGCACCGATCTTTATTGTCATGAGTGCGACAAGAATTTCATCGCGCTCCTAGATTATTCGATCGACGGCAATCATGTGGTTGAATGCCCGCATTGCGGCCATGAGCATTGCCGCGTGATAAAGGGCGGTATGGTGACGGACGATCGCTGGGATGGCAGAAACTCGAACCAGAACGCGATCAAGCCGCGCCGGGTCTGGAAGCATAATTCACTGCCAATGACTTCAAACACTGCTTCTGATTTCATCCGTCAACGCTGGTTGGATAAGTTCGAGGGTTGAATGTTTGGTTCTTTAGCTCCGGTTCCGCAGCCTTCTGCGCAGGCATTGCAAAATGCTTATAATCGGCAGGCGCTTAGCAATCAAAATGCATTGTCTTCTAGCACAGGCGGCACAGGCGGTGGTGGTTCCGGTTCGGTCTGGATCACCAACAGCGTCGGCACTGCCGCAACATCATCAATAATGACCTCCTGTGTCACTGGAATTTCAACCATTGACGACACTGTTCACTATGGCAGAAATTTGCAAATTGCAGACGGCCAGGAATGCAAGATCGAATTGCCGGATGGCACTGTCATTGATGTAAAATCTGATGGTTCTTATTCAATCCTGGATGACGATGCAAAAATCATCTATCGCGCGAATCGTATTCGTGAATTCAACAAGTTCGTCAATGCGAGCGACTTGCTGGAAAAATTCATCGAATATTGCGGCGATCAAGGGGTCGTGAAAGAGCAGATGATGGATCAGCCGTTGCGGAATTTCATTGGCTGGCTGATGACGGAAGCGGCACTCGCCGATGGCGAAGAAGCAGAGCACCCGCAGCTATTGCTGCCTGCTCCGGCACTGCCGTCGATCAGGGTGAACCCGCCTGCCATGATTGTTCCCAGAGAATTGGAGGCAGCGTGACCATGTTCAATAAGTCTTTAACAATAATTCAACCAACCCGTTCTGTTGGCCCTTCGCATGTGACGATCAAAGAACATCGCGCTCCAACTGACGAAAGCGTGAAGCTACTTCGTGAAATGGAAGACAAAGCGAAGAAGTCTGTTGAAGCAGAAATCAAGATTGAAGAAACGGTTGCGACGATCAAGGCGCAGATGATTGTTGATGCGGCGGATTGTAGCCGCAAGATGAAAGCGATTGTTTCGTTGAACGGCAAGAAACTTTTCATCGAACACAGCATTGATTTGACGGATCGTAAACAGCCGATTGAAATCATGACCGGTTTCCGCGATGAAGTGGCGAAACAGATCGCCAATGAATTGCTGCGGATGGTCGAGCCGATGACTTTTGAACCGTTATTCAGGAATTATCGGCTATGACCAACGATCCCTTGTCGTCTAAAGGTAGGACGCCTGACTTTGAATCAGGGAATTGTGGTTCGAATCCATGCGAGGGAGCCATTTTGCCTGAGGCAGTGAGCACATCCACCATCCAGCTTTTCGACCAGACCATAAAGGTGCATCACTTGAACGATGGTCGAAGGGTGATTGACAGTGCTGATCTGGAAAAGTTCTGGAAGTATTTGGCGGCTCAATCTTCTAAGCCTTTGCCCGAAGATTTGCGGCTGCTGAAAAAAGCTATGGAGGGGTTGAAGTGACCAAATCCCAAAAATTGAAGGCTGCTCAGGATAAATTCATCGAAGAATTTGAAGCGATGATGAAGGAACTGGCTGCCAAAATGAATGAAAGCGAAATGCTTGGGCTGGCCGTGAACTTCAGGGTCGAAAAGATCGAAAGCATTTTCGTTCCGAATTTTACGATCAGCATTCCGGCAAAAGTTGTGAAGGTGTTTCCAGGATCACAGGAGTCTTTGCAATGAATTTCAGAGTTGGTCAGAAGGTGGTTTGCGTGAATGCGAGCGCGAGCGCCGGGAAACTGCAAGTTGACAACATTTATGAAATCACCGGCAAAGAATGGCTGCTTGGAAAATGGGCGATACATCTGCGTAATGTCGATCACCCTCCTTACGGTTTTCCTTGGTATGCTTACCGCTTTCGCCCTCTCGTAAAGCGCAAGACAGATGCCGGTATGGCAATTCTGAATAAAATCCTTATCGACGCAGAAAATTTCAAGGTGGTTGAGGATGCATGAAACAAAAGGAGCAAAATAATGTGCGGGCATATTATCAGAACAAGTGCACAAGAAGCAGAAGAAAAACTGGCTCGGTTGCTTTCATCTCAATTGAATGTGCAAATTGAACCCAAGGCACTCGGTATTTTGCTGAAAGACAAATGGGCAATTATCGCAGCCTATGCGCATATTATTCATGACGATAAGTCGGAAAGCTTTCAGCAAGGTTCGGGACAAAATAGGCAATGGCCATGACCCTCAACCTCACCAAACCACTCACCGACATGACCAAAGACGAACTGATCGCCGAATGGCGGCACTGGAACGCGTAAATTGAATCCATGCCTGGCTGGGGTGCTGCGATGACGGCAGCCAATGAATTCAGAAGCGACGCGCGAGCGATGCTGGAACGGAAATATCCGGAAGTGACGATTGAACAGTTGAGGGTTGAAAAATGATTGCGAGAACCTTCTTCTGCTTCCTCCATCCGCCTATCTATACTTATTCCAATGGCCACAAAATCACACATTGGCCGGGAATTCTTGCAGTCGGTTTGATCGGCGACACAAGCCACTGGGAAAATTTTCCGTTGCCGGTGAATGATAATAGAAAATGAACCTCCACACCAAACGTAGAAAACGCCGACGCGAAAATTCAAAACTTAGCAACAAAAATTCTGTCAGAAAACACAAAAAGAAAGGCGGCAGAACCGGTGGCGTTTTTGCAAAACAGCCAAAAGGCAAAGGCCAGTATTACAAAAAGCAAAAGCCGAATCCTGAACCGTCAAGGATTTTTGACTTGGGAATGAAAGAACAAGAATGATCTATAAACAATTCACCTGGACCGAATTCGATGAAGCCGTTGACGGCTTGCGCGAGCGGCTTGGCCGTAATCGTCCGAGAAAGCTTTATGCCGCCAGCAATAATGGTCTGGTGTTCGCGGTGGCACTCTCCTACCGGCTGAATGTGGAACTGATCCTGAAGCCGGAGCAGGGAATGCTGGTCGTGGATGCGCTCGCTGACAGCGGCGAGACACTGAACAAGTTGATCAACAAATTCCAATGCCCGAGCGTGGTCTGGTTGATGCGCAAAGGCTGCAAGCTGAAAAATGTCACGCATTATGAAAAGATCGATGAAGACTGCTGGCCGGTGCTGCCTTGGGAAGAAAAACTTCAGGCTAGAGAAGCTTACCAGGAATACATCAAGGAACGACTGACAGGATCAATGCCGTTCCGGCAAGCGAATCAAGCGCTTTAATTTTGAGATCGAAATCAATGAAATCCAACCTAATCGATGTCATGCTTCATCTTCATCATGAAACGCCCAAGGCATATTTGCTGAGTGACGATGGAGAAGAAAAGAACGCAAAGTGGTTGGCCAAAAGCCAATGCGAAGCCACCAAGCTGCCGAACAGCAAAGATACTTATGAAGTGACGCTGCCGGAATGGATAGCGAAACAGAATGGATGGTTATGATCAAGAACATCGTCCTCGTTGACCTAGACCACACCCTTTCCGATGCAAGCTGGCGCGATCCGCTGATCGCAGCCGGTGACTGGGACGCCTATCATTCGGAATTTGTCAAAGACCTTCCATGTCATGACATCATTTGCATGATCAACAGTCTCGCGATCTGCGGCTTTCATATCGTTGCCGTTACCGCGCGCCCTGAAAAATGGCGCAAGGCCACAATGGAATGGCTCTATCGGCATGGCGTGAAGGTACATCATATCCTGATGCGGGCGGATGATTGCTATTCCAGTGCCGTTGAACTAAAGCTGGAATTGGCCAAGGATATTCTGGATAGCGTTGTTTTTGTGCTGGATGACAGGGAAGATGTTGTGGCAGCCTTTGCAGGAAAAAATATAACAGCGCTTCAGGTAAAGGGAAGGAAATATTCGTGAACCTCCAAATTGAAATTTACCCCGATTACGTCCTGGTCGAAGGGCAACGGGTCAATCGGCCAACGGGGATGAGTTTTAGTCAGTGGGAAAATGACTGGCAGCGTTTCAATTTTGCAGAAATTGAGGAATTAAAAAGCAGGAACGTTGCGCTGGCTATGGAAAAAGACCGCCTGGAAGGCAAACTGATTGCCCTTCGCCGGGGAATAGAAAGCGCCTTGAACGATGCAAAATAACATCGCCCTCGCCTTCGACACCGAAACCACTGGCCTGATTTCCAACCGCACTGTCCCGTTGGACAAGCAGCCGGAAATCATCGAGTTTTATGGCTGTCTTTTCAATCTTGAAACTGGCGAAGTGCTGAAAGAGTTTGAATGCCTGATCAAGCCGACCAATCCGGTGGACGATGAAATCACCAGCATCACCGGCATCACGAATGAAATGCTGAAAGATTGCAAAAGCTTCAAGGATTATGCGCCGATCCTGAAAACGCTATTGCAAAACGCGCCGCTGTTGATTGCGCACAATCTAAGCTTTGACCAGGAAATGCTTGAAATCGAATTCGAGCGGCTTGGGGAGAAAATTAATTTCGGAAAGCGGTTGTGCACAGTGGAAGCGACCGCATACCTGAAGGGCTTCCGGTTCAAGCTTTCTGACCTTTATGAATATCTGTTCGGAGAACGGTTCATTGGAGCGCACCGCGCGAAGCATGACGTGATGGCGCTGGTGAAGTGTTGTTGTGAATTGAGAAAGAGGGGAGTGATATGAAAGCAGGCTGGATCAAAATTGAAGATGAAAATCCGCCAGAAGACGGTCACTCCTTCTTGGCCTTTGGAATTCATGACACCGACTATTCAAGCGATCGTGGACAGCATTGGGCTAAAGGCGATCATTGGATGGGAATTATCCTATATGACATTTGGCGCTCGCCCTCGAATGGGGGCGCACAATTTGTCTTTTCAAAAGATGGCACTCCGCTTTGGGCACCAATAACACACTGGCAGCATCTGGAAGCCCCGGAATGACCTACCTCCTTTTCGTCCGCAAGAAAATGAAACCCATGTCCTTCGGCATTCCACAGGACAAACAGTCTCATTATGTCTGGGTCGCATGGCAGGATTTGCCGGTCAGTGAAGAACGAGCAAAAGACCTAATTCAAAAGCTGCCGGTCAATGATCAGTGTACTCATTATTTTGCTTATCCGTTGGTGCCTTTTTGCTTCAAGGATGCTTTTGAATTTAGCTTTTCTCAATTGTTTAAGGCCGAAGGGGATGGAGCATGAATTGGCCAGAAGCCCTTTTTGCAACTTCTTGGGTGGCACTTCTTGCCTTTTGTCTTTGGGCGCTTCTTAGGATGGGCGGCTTTGTATGATCCGCATCCGCACCGGCTACAGCTTCCACACCGCTTTCGGCCACCTGACTGATGTAGCCGAACGGCTTAAAATTACACATCAAGGCATCTGGCCAATCACCGATCGCTGCAGCACTTTTGGCTTCAATCGTTGGGCCAAAATCTGCAAGAAGAATAATGCCAAGCCGGTGTTCGGTGTTGAATTGGCTGTTACGCCGAGACTGGGAGATTCAAAACCGACTCTTGATTACTGGACCTTCATTGCGAAAACAGACATCAAGTCAGTCAACCAGCTTGTCGCTCTTGCCACCAGCAATCCTGGCAAGGAACCTTCGCTGACTTACGCACAAGCCTTGAAGGCTGAAGGCGTGTTCAAGATCGCTGGCGAGCGCTGCCAGCTTCAATATATGGAGCCGCAGGATGATCTATTCATTGCGCTATCCCCTGCTTTGCCCCGAGGCTTATATCATGCCGCGAAAGACAAGTTCAAATTCGCCGCCTGCTCGGACAATCTTTACCCGACTGAAGCGGATAAAGAACTTTATCGCATTGCGCTTGGGCGGCGTTCAAATACGCAGACTTATCCGCAGTGGATACTCAGCCATGAAGAATGGCTTGAGGCAGTTGGCGATTTTGATCAAGCAGAAGCTGCATGCCGAAATGCTGAAGCCATTTTGCAATCTTCATGCGCTCAGTTGAAAAAAGCCGAACTGCTGAAGCCGGAAAAGCCGAAGTCTTTGCGGCAATTGTGCGAGGAAGGTGCAGCAAAGCTGGGTGTCAATCTGAATGATTCGGTTTACAGCGCTCGTCTGGACCGGGAATTGAACCTGATCGCTGAAAAGAAATTCGAAGACTACTTCTTCATCATCGCTGATCTGGTGAATTGGGCGAAGGAACGAATGATCGTCGGCCCGGCACGCGGCTCATCTTGCGGTTCTCTAGTTTGTTATCTCACCGGCATTACAGCCGTTGACCCGATTCCCTATGGGTTGTTGTTTGAGCGTTTTATTGACATCACCCGCACGGATGTTCCTGACATCGACATTGACGTTGATGACCAGCGCCGCGACCTGATTTTTGATTATCTCAAAACCAAGTACGGCACCAATCGTCTTGCGCGGCTTGGCACTACCGGCACTTTACAACAGAAATCGGCCCTGAATGCCGTTGGTGCAGCATTGAAAATCCCGAAATGGCAGCTTGAGAACGCAGACAAGGCTGTTGAATTTCGTGCCCAGGGCGACGAGCGCACCGACGCTTTGAAGTTGATGTTCGAAAACACTGAGGAAGGCAGGAAGCTGAAAGAACAGTTTCCAGGCGCTGAACTGGCGGCTCGTCTTGAAGGTCATCCGGCCAATGCCGCTCAGCACGCGGCTGGTGTTCTGATGACCGAAGAAGATTTGCTGGAATTTGTCGCGATCGACAAACGCACCGGAGCCGCGATGTGCGACAAGAAAGACGCGGAAGACCTGAACTTTTTGAAGATCGATTTGCTGGGGTTGACACAGTTAAGCATTTTCCAACGCTGTTTTGACCTTGCTGGTCTAAAGTCATTCGAAGAAATAAATCTGAATGATCCTGCCGCCTATGAAGTATTAAATTCTAGGAAATACTCCGGTATTTTCCAGTTCGCAGGGCAAAGCCTTCAGCGCTTTGCTAATGAGATAAAATTCGAATCCTTCGAAGACATCGCCTCGATTACCGCGATCGCTCGCCCCGGCCCGATTGATTCGGGAGCCGCCGAACAATGGGTGAAGCGCAGAAGCGGTAAGGAACAAATTACTTACCCGCACGCAATTTTCGAACCCTATTTATCTTCTACCTATGGCCTCATGATCTATCAGGAACAGATCATGCAGATTGCCAGAGGCATTGGCGAAATGTCCTGGGAAGACGTGACCAAGATGCGCCGGGCAATCGGCAGAAGCCAGGGGCCGGAAGCCCTTAAAATCTTTGGCGAGCCGTTCAAGAAAGCAGCCATTGCCAAAGGTGTTGAGACTTGGGTTGCAGAAAAAATCTGGAATGACATTTGCGGCTTTGGTGCTTACGCCTTCAACCGATCGCACGCAGTCGCTTATGGGTTAGTCAGCTATTACTGCTGCTGGCTGAAGGCCCATTTTCCGTTGGAATTCGCCGCCGCGACTCTGGACGCGGAATCAGACCCAAACAGGCAAATACAATTGCTGCGAGAGTTAGAAGCTGAAGGCGTTGGTTATGTGCCGGTTGACGCGCAACATTCGACCGACAAGTGGAACATTATGAACGGCAAGCTAATCGGCCCTTTGACCAACATCAAGGGCATCGGCCCTGTTACGGTAGCCGAAGTGCTGGAGGCCCGGAAGAACGGGACTGCAATCCGAACCACGTTGCTGAAGAAACTGGAACGCGCCAAGACGCCGATCGATTCTCTTTATCCGATAAGAGACAAGGTAAAAAGTCTGGACCTTAACGGCATGAACATCATGTCGAAGCCTTTACACATTGCCGAAGTGCAATGCGGAGTGAAAGGCGATGTCATGATTTTGGCCGTTGCGAAGAAGATCGACCCGATTGACGAAAATGAACCGGCGCGGGTCACGAAACGAGGCCGAAAGTTCAATGGTCCTACACGCGCATTGAATATGTTTTTCGAAGACGATACCGGCGAAATCTTTTGCAAGATCGACAGGTTTCGTTTTGACGATTTGGGGAAGTTCGTAATGGAAAAAGGAAAGGCCAAGAAATCCTTGTTCGCGGTCAAAGGCCAAGTGCCGTCTGGGTTCAGGATGATAAGCGTTAGCAATATCAGGTATTTGGGGGAGTTGGAGTGATGGGCGATTTCCGTTTTACCTTGAAAGCAAAATTTTCAATGGGTGATGTTGAGGAAGAAAAGGAATTCAACCTTAACTATTCCCCGCACGATACCATCCTAGATCATCGCATCGAAGAGTGGCTGTCCGGTTGTTTTGAGCGCGGGGCATCCGGCATTCGGCAAAGAATGCACGAAGCCGACACTGAGGCGCGTAGGCGAGAAAAACTTGCCGAAGAGGACGCAATTATTAAACGCGCGGAAGAAATACAAAAACAAAGAATGCATGGAAAATGACCCTTCGCATTCTGTTCGCTGAAAAATTCGTCGCCGAAGGCAAGATCGTCACCGACTGCAAGATCGTTGTTTACATGAAACAGAACGAAGAAAAAGTGGCGCTCAAGCTTTTCCGCATGAAACGGAAAGACAAGTCGCGGCCCTATGAGGCGGTTTGTTTTGATGCGGAAATGTATGCCAAGGGCATTGCCAATTTTTTGAAAGTGCCGATTGAAAAGAAGACTGAAACGGTGGGGAGGATAAAGTGACCTCCCCTATCTCAGTCGAAGTCATCGGCCCAGAGGCCAAAGCCATTGGTCCCTTTCCACTCGACTTTCTGAAAGTCCTGAACTCCTTGATCGGCAAAAAAGAATGGGCAGGCAAGTCTATGAAATTCGAGCCGATGCCGATCAATTTGAATATTTTGCGCCGTTCCGGTTTCAAGCTGGACTGGAAAGGCCCTGAGTTTGAAAAGGCGAAAGTCGAAGGGCTATTGCAGAAGCTTGAATTGTCCAGCGCTTATGAAACCGTCTGTCATTTTTATCAGCCGAAGCTGAAACTCCGCGAACACCAGACCGAGGCACTGATTCGATCCTGGGACAAGGAGGCTTATGCCTTGTTCCTTGAAATGGGCTTGGGCAAAACCGCGATCATGATCGGGAACGCCGGGTTGCTTTATAAGCTTAATAAGCTTTCGGGTGTTGTCGTGCTGGCCCCGAAAGGCGTCCACCGGCAATGGCTGGAAGAACAGATACCGGAGCATCTTGATCCTTCAATTGAACCGGAACTCATTCTCTGGAACAAGAAACAAAAGACGTTCAAGAAAACGAACAAGCTGCAGTTCTTCGCGCTGAACATCGATGCGGTCAGGACGAAGGACGGCTTCAAAGCGATCCAGAATTTTTTGATAACCCATCAAGGCACCAGCATGATGATCGTGGACGAAAGCCACAACATCAAATCCTGGATGGCCGACCGCACGAAGGCCGCGATCAAGCTGGGTACGTTCGCGACCTATCGGCGGATAGCCACAGGTACGCCAATCAGCCGGGACATCATGGATGCTTATTCGCAGTTTCTGTTTCTGGACGCCAACATTCTGGGGCACAGAAGCCCGGTAACGTTCAGAAGTCGCTATTGCGTCATGGGCGGGTGGGAAATGCGGCAGGTGGTCGGGCAAAAGAATATCGAGGAATTCTATTCGCTGATCGCGCCTTACAGCTTCCGGCTGACCAAGGCCGAGGCGGTTGACCTGCCGCCCAAGATTTATGTGAAGCGGGAATATGCGCTGTCTGAAAAAGCCCGCAAGCATTATGACGAATTGCGCAAGACCTTCATGACCTCGCTGGAAAACGGCGAACGGGTTGACGTGAATACGGCGATGAGCGCCATGCTCCGGCTGCAGCAGATTGTTTGCGGCTACCTGCCACTGGCAGATGGCTCGATGCATTCGATCGACGATGGCCGAATCGAGCAGACGCTGGAAATAATTTCACAAGTCCAAGGGCAGGTGGTGATCTGGGCGCGTTTTCGTGAAGATATAAAGCGACTGAAAGCAGCTTTGGAGAAGGCATATAAAAAGCCGGTCGGGGAATTGCATGGCGATATTTCCGACAAGCTGCGTGCTGAAACATTGAGAATGTTTCAGGAAAAAGAAATAGATCACTTGGTCGCCAACCCGACTGTTGGCGGCGTCGGCGTGAACCAGATGAAGAAGTGCCCGAATTTCATCTATTACAGCAATTCGTTCAATGCGCTGGACCGCTGGCAGAGCGAAGATCGCGGGCACCGCTACGGCACTGAGGTTTCGCCAACCTACTTCGATCTGGTTGCTGAAAAGACCATTGACCGGATCATTGTGAAGAATTTGCAATCGAAAAAATCGTTGAGCGATTTGACGCTTGACCAGATCAGGCAAGCCGTGAGCGAGGGGGAGTTATGAGACTCGACACTTTAAGCACTGTTAAACTGAACAAAAGGCCAAAGAAGATGACCGATCGTGAGCGCAAAAAGCGCGGTGCGATCCCCGGCTATGTGCCGATGGAAATCAAATGTGACGATCCTGATGTTCTGCTGGACCTGATCGACCTGCAATCTTTTCATTGCCGATGGCCGTTCGGCGAAGGGAATCTGGCCACCCGCTACTGCGGAAAGCTGAAATGGCGGGGTTCTTATTGTTTTGAACATGCCAAAATAGGCTATAATATCAAGGACTTAGCAGAAAAAGCGATTTAGCCAAAAATAATTGTTTTCTTTTATTTGGGAATCGGGCATAGTGTTTCCAGAAAGAAGGAAGCAGATAAATGAAAATCGTTTATCAAGCTATTTGGTACGATCCTGACAAGTGCGAACAAAAAGCAATTGCTGCTGGTTGGGACCCAAATTCAGGCGACGGCTTTCTGGACATTTATTTCCCAGAAGAAGACCCGAATGGCCATGAATCAAAAAACTTTGATTCGCTTGAACCGGCAGTAGATTTTCTTAAAAAGCTTATTTCTAAAGGCAAAGATTTTTGGGGCCAAACTCGAATTAACAAAATCGAAGTTGACGGCAAGCGTTGTCAATATTGCACCTGTCGAGGCTGGAATTGTGTTCACACTTATCTTGTCGAAGCTGAAGGTATCGTTGAAGAAAGTGCCGAAAACAATTGTTGTGATGATTAAGGAAACGAGCCAATGACCCAACCTCTTTATGTCCTGTTCATTGAAGGCGAGCCGCAAGCCATTGAAGGCAAGCAGGCTTTGATCAAGGCAGTTCATGAGCAGCTTTTTGAAGCTGCTGGCGAAGAATGCATCGGCCCGGTTCTGGAGATCACGGACGATCTGGCCACGGTCGGCGGCTCATGGTCCAACATTCGCGAACAGGCGATAAAGTGGGGCCATGAAGAACAAGATCAGCGCATGGAGTTGACCGAAAGCCAGCACGAATGGCGAGCACAGGCAACGCGCGGCGATGACTGGAGGCATTGGTGATGGGCATGAGCAGTTACGTTATGGACCAGGAAGACAAGAAATTTGCGGAATGGATGGCAAAGGTCGATGCAATCTGCGTCGATAAACTTTCTACTCCTGCCGATTGTTTGCCCGATCACAACTGGGCAGAACTTTGCGCCGATGGCTATTCGCCTGCTGAAGCATTCAATGCTTATTTCGAGGATCAATACGGCGAGACTTGGGAAGAAATCAACGGCCAATTCGGGGTTGGAGCGTAGTCATGGACCTTCTCATTGAACTTTTGCCGATGCGCGAAATCTGCGTAGCGTCTTTCATGACGATCTTTGGCATTTTGTATGCGCTGGTGGCGGCATGATCAAAGTCAACGCAAACTTATTCCGAATTGCTTATGCGGCTGTCTCGACGGAAGAAACGCGCTATTATCTGAAAGGCGTTTTTGTAGAACCAAACCCGATCGGCGGCGTTAATTTAGTAGCGACAGATGGCCACAGGCTTTTGTGCATTCACGATAAATTCGGGAAAGCCGAAAAGGCTGCAATTATTGCCCTTTCAAAAAAAGGACTGAAAGCCTATAAGCCGAAAATTTCAAAATTTACGCGCAGCGATTATCGCCAATTGTCGATTGACGAAAAAGGCGCGGCTTTTGTCAAAGCATTTAGCCATTTTGAAGCAGGCGAATACTTCGGAACAGAGACAATTGTTCACGGCAATACGACCGATTCCAGAATTGACGGCACTTTTCCTGATTATCGTCGCATTTTGCCTGCGGGAATTGAGCACGGAAAATCTGGTGCGTTCAATGCGAGTTATCTTGGAGCTTTTGCTGATACAGCAAACGAACTGGCTGCGGAACATGGTATTGCAACAGGAATTCTTCGAGTTATTTGCAATAATCCTAAATCCGCAGCGTTGATTTTGTTCAACACAACTGAATTGGCTTTTGGCGTTCTTATGCCTACGCTCGGCCTTGACCGCGATAGTTTGCCTGATTGGATCAAGTCGAGGGAAAAAGCATGACCCAAACCGTCATCAAAAGCCTTGTGTTCAGGATCGAAAGCCCGAGCCTTTATGTTTACAATCATCCTGAAGGCGAAATCAGAATTGAATTCCTCGGGCGCTACATCGTTGGTGGAAAGAACCGGCCCCGGTGGCTGTTGACCGCAGGCAAGCAGAAAATGCTCGGATTTTCAAAGGAACAATGTGCGGAAATGCTGGCGGTGGCGATTCATAATGCCACTATCGACCAAAGGCAAAAGTAATTGTTTTCTTTTTAAGGGCTTTCAGGCATAAGCCTCGTAGCCCTCACCGGCCCGCAAAGGAACATAATTAAAGCAGTGACAAAATGACCTTCAAACTGAGCGCAACGCCAAAAGTCAAATATTCAAAGCGCGATCATGTCGTGTTCGCGATTTTGAACCGGCGCACCAAGCCGACTGATGTCGCAACCTTGGCCGAAGCTTTTTTCAAAGCTTGGAAAGGCCCGAGGCCTTATTTTTCTGACGTTCAGGTAGGTTCGCAAGTGCGTGCCTTGAGCAAAAAGATCAGTTTCAATGATGAGCCGTTCGAGTTGGTGCGCGAGCGGCCAGCAGGCCAGCGGGAGGTTTTGTGGAAGCTGAAAAGCAAGGATTAAAAGAAACGCAAGTTTGGCTTATGGTTAGTTGTTTTGACGGCGTTGCAAATTTTCATTTTCACGCAAAAGGTGAAGATGAAAAAGACGTTCAAATGTTAACTGAACTTGTGTTTGAAGGCCTTTCTGCAAAATGGAAAACCATTATTCGATTAAATCCTGAATTCAATTCAGAGTTTGATTTTGATTCAAAAATCAAACTTTATTTTGGGGCTTCGAGATTTAGCGTCTTGCTTGGCCAAGAAGGCGAAAACGAAATGATGAAATCGGAAGGCCTGGTCATTAGCATTGGGGAATTAAAATGAGCCTTTATAATTTTGGAATGACGCTGTTTATCGTCGCCTTCATTTTGTTGGCTTTGCGCTTCTTTTAGAAAGAAAACAACGAATGAACCACGATTTCATGCTTGGCTTTCTAGTCGCTGCGAGCATCTTTTTTCTGTCTGTTGCGGCGGTCTGGGCTTACAGCAAATACGATCGAAGGAAGCAAAAAGAACTTGATCAGGCGAATTTCGATTACCGCAATCTTTCGCGGGATTATAATGACCTGAGCCTGGAACTGGCCAAGCAGCAAAAGGCCTATGAGTTATTGCGCAGGCTGGCTTCAGATAACATCAATTCTACGCTCGCGTGGTTCGAAAACAACAAGCCGTTGTTCATCGAAGAACAGCGCAATGCAGTGATCGAAAAGCTTTATGAATTCCTGGATTGGCTCGGGGTGCCGCGCTCGGCTCCGGTCGGATATTTGGAAGATCAAAGGGAGGAAAATTGAGTCATGACCGCTACATCAAACAATCCAGTGATTCAGGCGCTCGAACAGCGCAAGGCTGAATTGCAGGCTTCTTTCAAAGCCACAATGGACCAGTTGAATGAAGCATGGACCAAGGCCGAAGGCAGCATCAACTTGGCGATTCTGGACGCGACCAATCTCGAAAGTCTAGTGGCCAAGACCATGCATGGTCTCAGCAACCTGAATGCAGAGTTGGAACAGTTCAATGGGCAGGGGAAGTGAACTGCTTTTTCTTGGCTGCTGTCTGTTTTCATTTGACCGGCGGCATTGTTGAATCGATCCACATCGATGAACAGTGGCAGGAGCCGCATTATTTTGGTGCGGCAAAAATTGTCTGTTGCCAGCCGGTGGTGGTCTATGCGGCGCGTTATTTAGAAATCCCGGAAGAATTGCCGATCAGCCTTGTGGCCCATGAAAGCAACTGGAACCCAAAAGTAACCGGCTTAGCAGGCGAAATCGGGCTGATGCAGATTAAGTGCAGAACAGCCAAGGAACTCGGGTTCAAGGGCGATTGCAAGGCACTTTATGACCCCGAACAGAATATTTTCTACGGCATGACCTATTTGAAGATGGCTTGGGACAAATGCAATGGTGACGGCGACTGTGCACTTTCGCTTTACAACAAGGGCCTCCGGGGCCGGGTCGATCGGAAGGCAAAATACGTCCAGGATGTGCGAAAAAAGGCTGCCGGGCTGGCGCTCTGGGCTACGAAATAATCTTTCTTTTTCTTAAGCCTTTGAAATATAATGATTATTTTATCAATATAATTGTTTTCTTTTTATTGGAAACAGGGCATAGTTGGGAAATCAGATCAAGGGAGAGACGAAATGGCGATCAAGAAGCACTTGGCTCGGAAGGGAACGGTTAGTGACCCGGAAGCGTACCGGAGCCTCTGCGGTCGCGGCAGCGCCCTTGTCTGGAATGTCGAGACCATTGAGAGCCGCCAGAACTTCACGCTCAAGACCGAAGAAGTGACCTGCAAGTTCTGCCTCAATCTCATGGGGGCTCGATAACAATGAGCAGCCGGAGTGAAGTCTGGAACAACTGGTCTGTCGAACAAAAGGTTTCCCACCTTTTGAGCAACCGCCGCACTTGCCTAAATCAATTGCGGCGCTCGGTTCACACATCACGCAACACCCGTGGCCTAGAGCGAGAAATAGAGCATTGCGAAATGCAGTTACAGGAACTTGGCTTCGATAAAAACGGAGCCGCCCTCTCCAAAGCGGAATCAGCACAATGAGCAAGGAAACCGTAGAAGCCTACAAGGCATTTGATCAGAACTTTTCCTGCCGTGGTTTCAAATACGAAGTCGGGAAAACCTACAAGCATGACGGCAATGTAAAACTTCGCTCGTCAGGATTTCATGCCTGCTTAGAGCCATTCGCTGTGTGGAGCTATTACGCGGCCACTTCCCGCTACGCGATTGTTGAAGCTAGCGGCGAAATAAAGCGCGATAGCGACGACAGCAGAATCGCGTCCGCAGAAATTACCATCAAGGCCGAACTATCACTACCGGAATTTATTTCGCGCGGCGTGAAATTCATTCTTGATCGCGTCGATTGGAAGAACGCGAAGGAAAGCAACAAGGGCTACCAGAGCGCTGCAACGAACACAGGCGACCGGAGCGCTGCAACGAACACAGGCTACCAGAGCGCTGCAACGAACACAGGCTACCGGAGCGCTGCAACGAACACAGGCTACCAGAGCGCTGCAACGAACACAGGCTACCGGAGCGCTGCAACGAACACAGGCTACCAGA